ATGGCCTCAATCAGGAGCGGTGAGCGCAAGGACGGAACACCCGTCCATCGCGTCTACTTCCGGCATCGAGGGCAACAGACCTGCTACACCTTCGAGGACAAAGCGCTGGCAGAGGTGCTCAAGGAATCGGTCGACCGACTCGGATCGGATCGCGCCGTTGAGCTCCATCGGCTAGAGCGCACACCGAGGGGGACTTCAGAGCTCACGGTGCACGACTGGATTGAGCACCACATCAACCACCTGACGGGTGTGGATCCGGGCACAATCGCCAGCTACAAGCGCTACCTCAAGAACGACATTGACCCACTCTTGGGGGCGCTCCCACTGGCCAAGCTGACCCGCGAGGATGTGTCGCGTTGGGTCCAGGCGTTGGGTGAGGATTTCGCGCCGAAGACGATCGCCAACAAGCATGCGTTTCTCTCGGGAGCATTAGCCACCGCGGTACGGGCCGACAAGATCCCCTCCAACCCGGCTGACCGAACACGGCTCCCGCGCGGCGAGCGACCGGAGATGGTGTTCCTTACTCGCGAGCAGTTCGCCGCCCTACTGGCCGAGGTCACTGAACCGTGGCGCCCGTTGGTGGAGTTTCTGGTGGCGTCGGGCGCCCGGTGGAGTGAGGTCACCGCACTCAAACCAGGCGATGTGAACATCAAGGCCGGAACGGTTCGAATCGCGCGCGCCTGGAAGAAGGGTGACGATGGCAAGGGGCAGAAGATCGGGCCACCCAAGACGAAGAAATCGAACCGCACGATCAACGTCCCAACCGATGTCCTGAACAAACTCGACTACAGCGGAGAGTGGCTGTTCACCAAACCGGGCAGGGGTGGACACTCGGTCGACGGACCCGTACGGGGGCAGAGCTTCCGTATCAACGTGTGGAACCCCGCGGTAGCGCGCGCAGCTTTAGATCCACGCCCACGTATTCACGACATGCGCCACACCTGCGCGTCCTGGCTCATCCAGGCCGGCATACCGCTGCCCGTCATTCAGCAGCACCTCGGACACGAATCCATCCAAACAACAGTGGATGTGTACGGGCACTTGGATAGGCGCAGCGCGCAGGCTGCGGCGAGCGCGATTGCATCAGCATTAAGTGGAACGACCTAGGGGCAGTTCGGGTAGATGGACATCGCGGTGCGTACGAACTCCACGGCCTGATCCAGAGGAGTGTTCGTCTCTGCGCTGAGGGACTGCTGTACGAACTGCACGGTGTTCCCCTGGGTGAGTAGTGAGCATGATTGCCGTGCGTTGTGGGTCATCCCGTCCGCATCGGTGATAGTCCAGCCCAGTGCCCGCATCTTGCTCAAGAACTTCTGGTCGTAGACGGCGGGCTGCACCGCGGCGGGTTTCGGGCAGTAGTGCTCGAGTGCCGCGGTCACGATGATCCGGGCTTTGTCGTACGGGTAGGCAGTCCGCTTTTCGGCGATAGTCATAGCCAGGTCGACTATCTGCATGGACGGGTTGTCACGGTGGGTGACACAGGTGGCTTGCCCCATCTGGATGAGTGACCTGCGGTTTACGTCCGAGACGGGGATTCCTTGGCTGAAGACATCCGCTAGGTATGCGTCATCGACGGGTGATTTCGGATCTGCCGCAACAACCTTCGGTGGCTCGGCGACGATCGTGGTCGGCGGCGGCGCGGTAGGTTTTGGGCTTTGACCGAAGAAGACGTACGCACCACCGGCAACCAATCCCGCGACAGCTGCCGTCGCGGCGAAGATGACGCCGCTGATCAACCAGTTGCGTCGGCGGGGATCGTCGTACGGTTCAGGCTCTCCGAGCTCTTCCGTCTCAGACCAGGCGGTGGGTGCGGTCTCTACAACACCGGTTTCAGCCAGAGCGGCAGGCGACACCATTGTCGGCTCTTGCTCATCCATGAGCCCTCCCTTGACCTGCACATTCTACGACTTGGGCAGTATTCTGCGTGCCCATCTGAGAAGTCGAACGCGGTCTTGACGCTCACGCTCGGGGTCGTGTTCGCGGCTCAGGCACTCATTGAGGGCGCGTTGCATGTCAGGATCGCGCAGAGGGTTGAGAGTGATGGCTTCCCGTAGGCGTGCCTCTGGTGAGATATCGCGGCGCGGCCCAATCCCGAACGCGCAGCGGATGGCTGCAGAGACCATGCCTAGGCGCTCGCTCATCTTCCGCCTGTAGTGATGCGCAGTTGTTCCCGAAGGTCTTCGATTTCCGCTATCAAAAGCGGCATGAGGTCATCAGCGCTGTTTAGGAAATCGGCATCGACCGAGTTATAACCGCATTCGGAGCAGCCCAGGTTGTCTTCGTCTGTTTGAAATCGTGTGACAGCTTCTTTGGCTTCCTTGACTAGGTCGAAGTCTCGGTTAGCGTCAACGAGCTTTAGGGCAGTTCCCAGCGCGTCCGACCAGGACTGGCAGGGAATGTGCCTCTCAGGGCCGTCCTGGTAGGGCCTATAGACGCCCCATCGCGGATGGTTCACCCCGTTGACGTAGTAGTAACTGTTCGGTATGCGGCGCACCCGAAATCGCAAGTCGCTCATTCTTCAATTATCCGGCGTTTCAACCGGAGTCGCGGTGTCTAGACAGCCACCACTTGCTTCCGTTTCTTCAACGCCAGAGCGCGTTTCTCAACAATGAACCAGCTCATTGCCGCCAGCGGCAGGGTTAGTAGGGTCGCCAGGACGAAGAAGGGGAACACCCCGAGTGTTCCGAGGCCGATGATGACGAGTAGCTGTTGGATAGGGAAGGCGTAGATGTACACCCCGTAGGAGAGGTCGTTGCGCAGGTTCGGGCGTTTGAACATAGCGCCGGACGCTATAACCAAATAGGCCAAGGGGATTGCTGCCAGCACACGGTAGTTGGGTAGGAGCCCGGAGATGAGCGCTACTCCTGCGGCTAGGGCGATGAGTGACCAGCGGGCCGGGATCTTGTCTTGGTATTGGTAGATCAACGCCCCGGCCGCGAACATCACCGCGAACCGGGTAACCATCTGGGGGATGGTTTGCATCGCGAACGCCGGATACCCAAACACCGCCGTCCCACACAACGCGAGAACGAAAGCAATCGGGATGGTCGAGCGGTATTTCAGTAATCCTGTGACGCCGAGGATGGCGACGAAGATGTAGCAGCCCATCTCAAAGGTGAGGGTCCACAAAGACCCATTCCACACCCCCGGCCACGGAACATCCTGAGGTGTCCCACCTATACCGGGGTAGAAGGGGTTCAGTAAGCCGCCGTTGATGATGTAGGCGACCGCCGACATGGGGCTGGGCATTGCACCCTGTTTGATCCACACACTGATAGGTGCGATCACAAACGCAGTGATCAGCAGGCACACCCACAGCCCGGGAAAGATCCGGAGGCAGCGGGCGGTGAAGTACGTCTTCGGATTGGGGTGCCGCATCCAACTGGACGTGATCAGGAACCCAGATACCGCGAAGAACCCATCCACTCCGACTTGGGAAAGCAGTTGGGTGACCGGCCTAGCAGGAATCTCATGGCCGGTTAATGGCCAGGTGTGCCAAAGGATTACCGACGTGGCCAGGATTAGACGCCACGCGTTGAGCGCGTTGTTGCGTGGATCGAACACCCGTCCCAGCACTGCCCCTCCGATCCGTGGTGAACAGACTGTACGCCGCACCAAGATCACTCACAGGCGATTCCAGGGTTCTCACCTGCACTACATCCGTAGTAAGGACTTTGGTCACCTATACACGGGCTAACGCCCTAGATCAAGATTTGTCTGCCGTTAACCTTCCGTAAACATGAAGCTGGGCGTACCGTCAGTACATCGGGGACCAGCCCAATCACCAACTCCCATAAAGGCATTCAGGCCGATGCACGCTGCCCTCATCATATTCACTCTCCTCACCATCACATGGTCGCTATGGGTCAGAAGGCTCACATGGCACTGCAGAATGGAAGTTGCTGCAACACTCAACATCGCGTTGCAGGGCGGCGCGGTAACCCTCATGAGCCCCTGGGCATCAGAGGCAATCGGCGGGCCGCTACACCGACTAACCGGACAGCACAACTTGGAGGACTTGCTCGGCCACGATATGTATGTCGTGGCAGCTAGCTCCGTCGTATACCACCTAATACTTAGGCTTGATAAGCAGAAGTTGGTGGAACGCTTCAAGACTCACGTCGAGCTTCCTGCCACCATCTGCCTGCCACTAATGTTCGCGACCTTCACTGCAGGCGCTGGTACCGACATATATCGCCGGGACTTCTTCCGAGTTCCTTGCGATATCTGGCTAATGGCCTACTGGTACATCATGTGCGGAACGATCGCCTACCTATTGTGTTATGCCGGGTTGGCCTTAATCCCCATGCTCCGCGCCCGCGCCAAAACAGCGCGCCTATTCATGGCTGCCACGATCGCGGGCGTCTGCGCTTGCCTAGTAAGGATGGGAACCGCAGTCCTACCAGCCGTGGCCCAGGACACGTTCGCGGCGTCGATCATCGTATGGACCCCGGCATGCTTATGTGGCGCGGCTTTCGCCGCCATCTCTGGACGTTCCTGGCTGGAGCGGCAGCGGTGGCTCACAACGGCGGCGACTCCCTAGGGTCGTAGGAGTCCTTGTGAGGGAGCGAGCCGGGCCCCATCCGGCGCTGCACCTCGGCAATCAATTCGGCATCCGTGAGCGTGTCGGCGCCCCGTTGAATCTCAATCCGGTCGGCTGCGTCTTTTTCCGTGATATATCCCGCTGCAACCAAAGCCTCGATCGGCGGCCTTCCATGGGCGCGCGCGAACGTGATGACGTGCGACGCCTCTGGTGTATGGCGCTTCTTCTTCCATCGCGTGAAGGCGGTTTCACTTATCCCCGAACGCGCGGCCATCTCCTTCTGGACGGTTGTGCCGGACACGCGTACCACGTAATCCCACCAATCAGACATGCCGAAGATTGTATTGCGTGCACGCAAGCGATGCAGCTCGACAAACGCGATTGCGTCAACGCAACCACCCTGTTGAGGTACTTACATCACTGTGTTTCCGCACCGCACGGGCGCAATCTGCTTCCGTTATAAAATCGTTACCTTCCAATATTGCGTCCACGCGATCGCGGGCGTAGAGTCAATCGCGTGGCCGCAAGATTGCAGGCCAGAGGCCCAATTCCTAAACGGAGGCTCCCGCAGTGGCTACCATCACTCTGAACCGCCTCGGACTAGAGAAAGTCCGCCGACTCGCCAAGCTGAAGCACGATCACGAGTTCGCGACACGCATCGAAGTGGATGCCACCACCGTTTCCCGGGTACTCACAGGAAAGAGTGACCCGGGCGCGAAGTTCATAGCAGGATGTGTCGCCGCCTTCGGTGCCGACTGCTTCAATGACTGCTTCATCGTCTCGCCCGAGGGTGAGGTGGCGGCATGACCGAGGTCATCCTCCACACATACTCACTCCCCGAAGTGGCAGCGATGGTGCTACCTGCCAACTGGAAAGAGCCAGTCCGATGGCTACAACGGCACCTCGTCAACGGAGATATCTCCGGATACAAGGTCGGCCACGACTGGCGCATGACCGCGGATGACGTGACCGATCTGGTCGCCCGCCGCCGGAACATCACAAAAGCCGTCACTCCGGAGGCTGAACCTGTCACAAGTCCCACGCCCGTGAGCATCCTGGACGGTCTATCAGCCCGCTCACGAAGACGCGTCAAAAGCGCGTAATCGATTCGTTCACAACTGAATAAACCCCGAACGCTGGGGCGGGACATCTTGGCGGAAGACCGCCCCAGCGCCACTGCAACCAACACCTTGGAGGTGTGGCGTGTTCAAGCATAGATCCATCACGGCGGTAGCCGTAATCCTCACCACGGTTTCGTGTGCTCCACCAGCTCACGCGGACCCGGCCCAAGACCTAGCCGAAAAGTACGGCATCTCGGTCTGCCGAAGTCTGGATGCCGATCCCACGATCGATGGCGTTCTCAACACCGGGGTATCGCTCACCAAAAAAGCGAACATCGACCCGTACGTAGCCGGACAAGTGTTGGCGTACAGCGCTATCTGGTTTTGCCCTACTCATATCACTCTCTTGAAGCGGTTCGCTGACTACTACAAGGGAGGGTGGGAAGCATGAGTGGGCGTGAACGTATAGAACAAGCGGCCAAAGAAAACGGGTGGGAGACCAAACACTGGGCACGCAATACAGCGGCGTATCTACGCGCAAACGATGAGATATGGGTTGCGTACACCGCGCATGGTAAAGCGGCCCAGGCGCGCTACGGAACGCAGGGTGTACCGAAGCGGACTACACCCGACCAGGTTATCGCTTATCTACAGCAACACGGGGCGCGGTCATGACCGTTGAAAGTGCTGTAGAGCGCATCGTTTACGACTGCGCAGCCGACATCGACTTGGAAGAAATCGAGGAGATGTTGGCCTCTGTCCGCAGCAAACTACCCAACCCGGAGTCGGTGTTGTGGCGGTACGACAAGTGTGAACTGGAGACCTACACGGCGCTTAGCGCTGAACTCAAGGTCAACCCACGGGCATTGAATGCCGAAATCAAGCATGGATGCGAATTTCACTGGGGCTCCATAGCTCCCGAGTATTCCGAAGATGAAGAGGGTGAAGCGGCATGAGCTCACCAGTTGCAGTCATTGTCGTAGCGGTCATTGCCGTGGTCGGCATTCCGATCCTGGCGATCGGGGCATTCTTTGAATGGGAGTGCTGGAAAACCGAGCATCGACCCGGCTATGTCTCGCCCCTGCTAGCGCGTGGGGAGGACTGATGCGCGAGCTATTCACGTTCCCAATCTGCCACGCACACCAAGTGTTCCACCCATGCAGGCCGTGCGAGAAGGAGCAGGCCCGTAACCAGGTCAAGAACTGGACCGCTATCGGGTGGCTGCTCACCTTCTCAGTGTTTTTCATGGTCGTTCTGTGGTACTCGGCAGGTGGGCGATGATCGACCTTAGTGCAGCGGAAGTAGCGGAGCTTGATCGCGACTTTACGGTGGCGAATGAGTCGCTCAGTCGCATAGTTGGATTCACTCGCGAACACCTCGAAGTGGATGGGCCGGAGATGACTTGCCTGCTACTGGCGGGTTGGTTCACGACACGGATGGAATCCGGCGATCTCGCGCTCGATGCGCTTGCGGGAATCTGTGCAGCCGCTTTAATCCGGTTAGCGAGGCAGTCATGAGCGTTGAAGTTGTATCGCTTACAGCAGTTCTCGTCGTCGTAGTGCTGGGGATGGTGATTCACACCCTGTGGTCCAACAACCGTGAGCTGCGGTCGGAAAACAAGGAACTGCGTAGGAATGTCGCGATCCTCAGTAAGCATCCCACTGGCGTCAACCTTCTGATCCAGAAGGCGTTAGACCAGACACTGGATTCCATTGGATCCCTAGTTGGTATCCAGGTAGAGCCACCTCCTTACGCGCGGAGGCGTGCGGACGATGAAGACTGAATGGACGCGGGCGCCGCACACAACAGTGCGGTGGGCGCTCGTCGAAGCAATGCGGGCATCCGATAACGCATCAACTGTTGACTACTGGGATGTAGTGACGGAGAACCTGATTCGAGAATTGAAGCTACGTCTGGAGTGGGGCGTTACGCCAGATGAAGAGCATGTGCAATACGTCACGAGGCATGCCGCTGAACGGCGAGTTAGTCAGTCGCACCACCTCGTAGATCGGCTCGTCTCTGATTGGAAGCGGGTGGACTCTGATGGCTAGGTACACGATCAATCATGACGAGGCTGATGCGCGGGTGTTGTTGATGTGCGCGGAAATGCTCAAGCACCTTGACCTAGCCGGCCGTGGCGGTGTTGATGTGTCCGCTTCCATTGCCGAGGTCATGGCCAGGCGTGATGAAGTGTTGCGTTCCAGAGGTATTGAGCCGAACGGGCAGGGGATATGCAGATGAGTGGGTTGAGTGATGTGCAGCGCGGGGCGCTCAAGAGTTGCTTGGAAGAGATCTATTTCGGGTACGGCGAGAAGGATTGGGAACGCCTCGCTGGTGAAGCTACTGAACGGATCGCGTCTGCGGTGAGGAAGGCGTCATGAGCGACTACATCAAGGATGTTCTTAAAGACGCTATCGAGGAGGAGCTTTCGTTGGGTGGTGATGCGGGGACTGTGATGGCCCGTATCGGTGAGGTGTTGTCAGAAGAGGGCTACAGGGTGGTGGCGTTGTGAAGCTGGAACCGACTGAAGCGCAGCGGAAAGCGATGCTTGCCTGGGCCCAGGAGAATAACCCTTGGGACCCGGAATCGTTTGTAGATGGGCTGATCGCCGCCGCTAACAGCATCCCTGAGGGTGCTCCGGTTGGCACCATCGCACGACGACCAGACGGGATGTTCCTGGCGGTACGGAAAGCAGAGTCCAGTGGTGCGATGTACTGGCAGTATTGGGCTCCAGGTGGAGCGCGTATTGCCGACGGCATGCCGCTTCCGTCCGACGCCGACTCTTGGCCTGTCATCTTCGCTCCCAACGAAGTTGGTAGCTCGGAGCACACCGTCTCTGACGGAGATGCGTACGACCCGACAGGGAAGACGCTCGATGAACTACATGCGGAGATCGATCGCCTCGATAAGGCGGAAGATAGCGCACTCCGGGAGCGTGACTATTGGGAAGAGACTGTAAACCGAATCCTGTACACCTGCTCCTCGGAGGATGAGATCGGGGAATGGTCCAGCGCCAACGATCCTGTCGAACGATTTATTGAACAGTTCAAGCCGGTCAAGCGAATCGACCCAACAGCACAACAGGAACCGGAAGACCCTGGACCGCCGTCGAACGCGCACATCAAGCTCGCCAAGCCTCCCCGCACGCCTCGTGTTGTTGACCGTCTAGGGGTAGACGAGCAGGGATCGCCGTGGCGGGAGTTGTTGAACGGGTGGGCGTGGGTCTACCTATATGACCCAAAAACAGACCGATGGCAGCGCCAAACGCCGAATGGTCGAGTAAAGCGGTACAAGCCAGGAGCTGAGCCGCACCGCCGTGGCCCCTTCATTGAGTGGGGTGATCCCTCATGAGTCGTGGTGTCCGTATGTCCGATTGGCTCGCTACCGATTACCGGCGTCTGTCTGATCCTGGTCCTGCTGTTCCTGACTGGTTTTTGGTTGATGACGAGTACGACGAGAAGGGGAACCTCCGATGACCGATAACCGGGACGCTGTGGCGCATGTGGCGATGTACGCCCTCTTGGGTAAGGCGCTTAAAGATCAGGAGAACCAGGGCCGCTCCTGCCTTGTGGATTCCATGGAGGTTGGGGACGCGGTAGTTGGGCGGGCTAACGGATTGCCTGTGGGTAGGGCGGTGAAGTCGGTGCGCACTGACGCGAAAGTCGTTGACGACAAAGCCCTACTGAAGTGGGTGAAATCTAATCACCCGGACGAGGTGGAGACCGTCGAGCAGGTTAGGCCGGCGTTCCTGGCGCAACTTAAGAAGTCTGGCGAGCTCTCTGACGGAGATACCCCGCTCATCGTTCTGATCGAGGGCAACCCGTATGTGACCGTGAAACCGACCGAGCACACAGAGCAGGTGATCCGGGAGTTGTTGGCCCGCGGGAAGTTTTCACTCGAAGGCCCCGCTGCTTTGGATGCTGCCGTGATTGACGTGGAGGTTGAACAGTGACGCTCACGTTCAAGCCAGCGACCCGGGAAGCCTCTCACGCCCGGATCGCTCTGTCGGGGCCTAGTGGCAGCGGCAAGACCTATACGGCGCTGGCCCTCGGAACTGCCTTGTCAGATCGGGTTGCGTTCGTAGACACCGAGCGGGGGAGCGCATCGAAGTATGTCGGGCTGAACGGCTGGCAGTTCGACACAGTGCAGCCCGACAGCTTCGCACCCCTCTCCCTTGTCGAGCTGTTAGGGACCGCGGCCGGCGCCGAGTACGGCTGTGTGGTGGTGGATTCCCTCTCGCACTACTGGATGGGCGTGGACGGGATGCTCGAGCAGGCAGACCGAAGGTCTAGGAACGGCAACAGTTTTTCGGGCTGGAAGGAAGTGCGCCCCGAAGAGCGCCGCATGATTGACGCCCTGGTCTCATTCCCTGGGCATGTGGTTGTGACCATGCGCTCCAAAACGGAGTATGTGATTGAGGAGAACGAACGCGGCAAGAAGGTTCCCCGCAAGGTCGGTATGAAACCCGAGCAGCGCGACGGAATCGAGTACGAGTTCGACCTAGTCGGCGACCTGGACCACGACAACACCCTGACAGTGGTCAAGTCCAGAATCCACACCCTCTCCAAAGCGGTGATCCCTTTCCCGGGTGAGGAGTTGGCGCAGCAGATCAGCGAATGGCTTTCCGATGGGGAGAAGGTTCCCACGGTCGCCGAGTACCGCAAGAAGGCGCTAGCCCTCAACTCCATGGACGACCTCAAGGCGCTGTTTGAAGAGGTCGCCGGCCACCGGATGGCGACCTCGCCGACCGTGGATGCTGATGGATACCCGACCGTGTTGGGTGATTTGATCAAGTCTCATGCCACTGAGGTGAAGCGGCAGGAGGCCGCTAGTGCCTAGCCCGGATATCGGAGATGTGCGCGCCGGCCTGCTAACAGTGAAGCAAGCGGCCAGGATCCGAGGATGTAAGCCCAAATATCTTGAGCAGTTGGTATGGCAGGCGGTAAAGGCGGATGTCCTGGAACGGGATGGGGCCTGTGTTATCTGCTGCCGCCCTGACGGAATGTTGGACGTTCACCACCGCATGGCCCGCGGGAGTGGCGGAACTTCCGTGGCCCATATCGCTTTCGGTATGGCCAATCTGATCACTTTATGCAGAGAGCATCACATGTGGGTGGAGGGCAATCCCGATGAGGCTCGCGAGCATGGCTGGAAGTTAGACCATGGCGAAACTCTGCCGGCGGATCTTGCGGTACTGAGGTTCGGCGCAACGGTCCGTCTGTTTGATGACGGTTCTTTCTTGGCGGTGGCGGCATGAAGTGTAGGCGCGAGAACTGCCACCGGGCCGGTATCTACAGACGCAGAGGTTTGTGTAATCCGCACTACAAGCTGTCAGACCGGGGCTATGTGGATCCAACCGCGGCCCGGGCGCATCTGTTGCGGCTGTTCGACTCAGGGCATTCCTGGACCGAGATCGCCGAGTTGGCGGGAATGACTCGGGGTGGGGTTGACAGGATCCGTGACGGTTCGTATCCGAAGATGCGTAAGGCCACGGCGGTACGGATCCTGGCTATACCAATGAGGTTTGGTACGTCGGGGACTATTGATGCTACGGGTACAGTGCGGCGGCTGCGGGCGTTGATGGCTAGTGGTTGGCCTGTATCGGTGTTGGCGGAGCAGATGGGTATACCCGCCTCAACGTTGGGGAACCATTTGGACCGCCGGACTGTGTCGGTTGTGCGGGCGCGGCAGATCGCGGAGTTGTTCAGCCGGCTACAGATGGTCCCTGGCCCCTCGAAACGGATGCGCACCATTGGCCGTAAGAAGGGTTGGGCGCTGCCGTTCGCGTGGGATGAAGACGACATCGACGACCCCTCGGCCACACCCGATTCGGGCGGTAAGTCGACATGGATTCAGAAGTACGAGGACTACCGCAGCACAGGTTTGAGTGACGCGGAAGTGGCTGCGGCGATGGGGATTCAGCTCGAATCGCTTCGCCGCCAGCTGGAAAGGAAAGCCGCGTGAAGCCTTACTACCAAGACGATCTAGTGACGCTGTATCACGGGGATTGCCGCGATGTTCTACCCGCGCTTGGTGAAGTGGATGCTGTCATCACGGACCCGCCCTACAGTAAGCACACACATTCCAGTGTCAGATCCGGCAAGATGGTTGAAAGTGATCGTGGCGGACGCTGCGGCGCTGACACGCGGCGTGTTGTGGACTTGGGCTTTGGCCATCTATCCGATGAATTAAGAGTGTTTTGCGCTGGCCAATTTGCGCGGATGGCACAGCGGTGGGTACTGGTGTTTTCGGATGTTGAGTCAGATCACCTTTGGCGCGGGGATCTCGTTACCAATGGTATGGATTACGTTCGAACTGGCGCTTGGGTGAAGTTGGGTTGCACTCCGCAGTTTTCAGGCGACAGACCGGCGACAGGGTTTGAGGCGATCACGATATGCCACCCGCCAGGTAAGAAGCGGTGGAATGGTGGAGGTCGTCATGCGGTTTGGTCGGTGCCAATCGTTCTAGATCGTGGTCGAAATGGGGGCCGGTTGCACACCACGCAGAAGCCCGACGGCCTGATCCGTTCTCTCATCGATTTGTTCAGTGATGCTGGCGAGCTAGTTCTTGACCCATTCGTGGGAAGTGGTACCACACTTGCGGCTGCATCGTATCTGGGACGCCAGGCGATTGGTGTTGAGCTAGAAGAGAAGTACTGCGAAATCGCTGCGAAACGGCTGTCTGGTCAGACCATGACGTTCGACTTTGAGGAGGGCGCATGACGGTTTTTCCTACCTACCACTTCTGCCGTTGTGGTCATCAGAGATACCAGCACAACGGTCAACAAGCTGAGTGTTACGGGCCAGCTGATGATGGATCCCTTTGTGATTGCGGAGTGTTTGTTGAAGACAAGAAGGAATGCGCATGAGCGAGCCCAAGAATGCCAATGAGATCATCGAGCAAGCCGCGATCAGATGGTACGGCCCCGCCTTCACTCTTGGCAGCGCCGGATTTGGTGGCTTCATCCTTGAAGAACTCAAAGCCCATGGATACGCAGTAGTAGAGCTACCAAAGCCGAAATACCGTGAGCCACATGGGTATGGATACAGCAATGAGAACGCACGCCTGAGTGATTGGGGTGTGTTCGCTTGCACCGAAGACGGGTGTGTCTACGACCAGAATGACGGCTTCTCTCCCGAGGATGCGTGGACCGTCGGCAGCTGGTGGCTAGCCGCTTCTCAATGCATCACCGAACGTGAGGTAGCGGCTGAGGTAGCGGCTGATCGTGATTCGGAGGAGCGATGAGCGACGAACTAGACCGTCTCATGAAGCACTACGCGGAGCGTTCCGAGAACTCAATGCGCGAGTTCTGGGCAATGGATGGTGTAGCCATGGTCAATCTTCGTGACCCGGATTTACGTTGGTCGGAGACGGTGCAATGGAACTTCCCTGATGGTTCAGTGACGGTGTATCCGGATGGCGAGTTGTATGTGTGCGCTGAGAAATTTGCGGCCGATGCCGAGAGTATCCGTGCCACTGCTGCGGCGTTCCTATCTGCTGCGCAATACGCCGAGAAGGTCCGACCATGAGCGACATCTGTTTGTGCACACACGATCTCGATGAGCACCAATCTCACGGTGGCACATGCCTAGCTGAACTCCCTGGTTCTTTTGAGCCTCTTTACCGGTACTGCCCCTGTGGGGGATTTGAGAGGAGTGACAATGAGTGACCGATTAGATCGGGTGGCTAAGGCCATTTGTGGGGCCTCACTTGCCGGTAAGTGGTTTCCATGGGATTCGCTCGACGATGCAGAACGGGACGCTTGGCGCGAAATGGCCGCTGCTGCAATTGAAGCGCTCGACCAGGAGGCAGTGTAGATGGCCCCTGGACGCATTAGGACGATCAAGCCTGGGTTCTTCACATCACCCGCTACCGCAACCGTGGACTTCCCGGTGAGGCTGTTCTACCAAGCCCTGTGGTGCTGGGCGGACGACTTCGGGGTAGGGGAGACAAATCTCAATGGACTGCTCGGTTTTGCGTTCCCGGATGAGGATGGTTTCACTGCGCAGATTTTGCGCGGATTTTGCGCCGATTGTGCGCGCGCGTTTGGAGTGACCTTCTACACGGTCCGCGGAAGGCACTATTACGCCATCTCTTCATGGGAGAAACACCAGAAGCTAGAAAGGCGCGCCAGTCGCCGTCAGCACCCCACCCCGGATGACCCAGATGCAGTACCTGACCAGCGGATATATGGTTGCGCGGATTTTGCGCGGGATAGTCGGCGCAAAAGCGGCGCGGAATCTGGCGAAATCGGTGCTGGAACAGGGGAACAGGGGAACGGGGGAACAGATAACGAGGAGAGAGAGACGCGCGCGCGGCTCATCGAGTACCCCGACCTGACCCCCATCCCTGACGACTGGCAGCCAAGTCTCGCCGCCAAAGCCAAGGCTAAGACTCTCGGCATCAAAGACCTCACGGCCGCGGCTGAGTCGTTCATGACCCACGCACAGGCGACCGGAAGGATGGCCGCCAGTTGGGATTCAGCATTCTCCTCGTGGCTAATGCATCCCAGAACTCGTGAGTTCGACAGCCAGCGTCATACACCGGGCCTGTCGAACACCGACGCGAAGGTCGTCGGCTGGCACGACCTCGGAACCCCAGAAGACCCCGACGACCAGAAAGTGATAACCGGATGAACTACACACAGATCGCCGCAGATGCTCTCGCGAAGTGCGCCGGGTACGACCCGTGGTTCCCAAAACCCGCGCAGGCCACCGTGAACGCATGGGCCGAGCAGATCGCCATCTACAAGCTTGATCGAGCCGATGTTCTCGCTGGCGTCGCGATGATGTACCGCGACAACGGTGCCGGATTCAAGCCACTGCCGAAGGACATGATCCAGGCAGCTCGTGAAATTCGGCGCCAGCGTGCCGAGGTCGAGAAGGGTCTAGAGGTCGTCCAGGACGCCGCGAACTACCGGCTCGAATCTTCCCGCCGAGCCCAGATCACAACCTTCGCCGACGATTTCGGGGAGCTGGAGTCATGACAACCCAAGCAGTAACAGACATCAAAGAACTCGTAGGAGAAATGCCAGCGAGGGGATGTGAGTGTCGGATACACGGCTGCAACGGCACGACGCACGAGCACGGCTGCGACCGTCAAGCCGCGTGGATAGTCCGGATCCACGGCGCGGACATGTTCGAGCACGGGAACTTCGTTATGGACCTCTGCGACGAATGCCTTGGGGTCATGAAGAACATCAAGGCATCCCTAGGACCCACCTGTCGGTTCTGCGGCGAATCGTGGTCGATGTTGGTGATGCCGCTATGACCGCCTGGTTCAAACGCACACGACCTGAAACCCGTGGCTCGCTGTCACCGGATGCGGGAAACGGCACAGGGCATCTCAGCCCCGAAATGACAGAACCCGGAGAAGAAGCCCCAGCAGCATTCCTGGCCCAATTAAAGATCGAATGCACACCCCCATGCCAAGACTGCTACAGGCCCGCGGACTTCATGGTCACCATCCACCTCGTAGACCACTGCGACAGACCCGCTGTTGAAGTGTTCATCTGTGCTGAGCATGTCTCCACGATCGGGAACTTCGTAGACGCCACGATCAAGAGCCTCCCCTGCGGCAGCTGCTCCACATGTGGACAGAAGGTCTCGGCGCCACACGACCTCATAGAAGACGTGGTGAAGCTATGAGCGAGATGACTTTCAAGTGGGGAATCTGGAAGGGCGCAGGCGGTTCATGGGCGATTGGACGCATTGTTCATTGCTGCCCTGGTCGCCAAACCAGGTACCACTGGGCGCTGTTCGCCTCTGGTGCTGAGGCTATCGCAGCATTCGCGGCAGGTGGAAGATGAGCGAGACGAGAGCACGCCGAAGAATCCGTGAAGCTGTCGAATCGCGTGGATACGCAATCGAATCTATCGATTATGAGCCGATCTACAACGCGGGCGAAATGGCAGGGTTAGCTGGTGGATGGTGGGTTGAGCTTGACCGACCCTTCCTAGAACGGTGCTTCCCCGGCAATGATCTCTGTGGATTTAGCGTTGATGAGGTTCTAGCGGAAGTCGATTACTGGCTTAAGCCCGCAACCCCGTGCGAATGCGACCGCAGCCACCATCCCATCATGGCGGCAGGCGTTAAAGGTGATCCTCAGAAGCCCACTCACGGCGTTGATTGCCGTCACCACATCAAATACCGGCTGCGATGGTGGTCATGACTGACCCTGCAATCGAAGCCGCACAACGGGCTGCTAACGAATTTTTCGCACCTATCGGGACGGTCAGGGAAGCTGCAATGGTGGCGGCTGCTCGTGAGATGGCTAAGTCGGTACAGGAACTACACAAGCCGGAGCCGGGGCCTCTCATCCATGACGACACCCCTTGGACTTGTTGCGCCGATTGTGGCGACGAGTGGCCCTGTGAGACCGCGAAGCGCGTTTATCCATCGTCGGAATTGGGATTGACATGAGTAGGTCTACGGAGAGATGGCTCGCCATAGCTGGGTTCGACGGACACTACGAGGTTTCCGACATGGGGAGGGTTCGATCCATGTCGCGCGTCGTCAATCGGTCGGACGGGCGATCTATGCGCTTGCCATCGCGGATTCTGAATCTAAAGTCACACCGGGACGGGTACGTCTACACCACGCTTTCGCGGGACGGTCAAGCTTCCTCATTCCTAGTGCACCGCCTGGTCGCAGCGGCATTCATGGAGTGTCCGACTGGCCGGATCAGGCATGTGAGCGGTGATCGATCAGACAACCGCCTGGTGAATCTCCTAGATGCGGACACCATCAGTCCGGTTGAGCGCTTATGGGAACGAACGACTGTCGATGAATCGACTGGATGCTGGGTTTTCGCCGGAGCGCTAAATAGAGGCTACGGGATGATATCGGTTGACGGAGTCGCGAAGTTGGCACACCGCGTGGCGTACAGGGAACTAATCGACCAAGACCTGTCGGACGACTTGACGATTGATCATGTCACCGCACGCGGATGTCGCTCCAAAGCATGTTGGAACCCGGAGCACCTCGAAGCGGTAACCACACAGGAGAACACGCGGCGGCGCGACAGCAATCTGGCACGCGCAATACGAGGCCCCCGCCCACGCGAGACCCATTGCCTACGAGGGCATGAGCGGACGGCAGCCAACGTCGAGAAAAGCGGGAACTGCCGAGAGTGTGCGAACGAGCGTCGGCGTGAGCGCAGGCGGCGAGCTAAACGGGTCTACCCAAGTGAGGAACTATGAGCCGAATCGAACTGTCAGACGGATCATCCTGGCCGCGCCCCTGCATGGGTAGGGACGACCGATCAGTCACATGGGCGGCACGCTACTCCACCCTCACCCGAGAAGAACTCATGCAGTTGGTGACCTTAGCTGACGCCTACGGGTATCTCGTATGTGAGACAACGCAGAAGCGTCGGGATCAGGTGGTCAGGGAGATTCGCCGGTCCTTGCGAGAAGAGGAACTAGGACTATGAGCGATCCAGCAGTAGAGGCGGCACAGCGGGCGGAGGATGAAAACACGGGTCGGATACCGCCGTTTGGGTGGGACGACGCCCTAGACGGTGCCATTCAGGCTTTGAAACCGATACAGGACTGGTTTGACCGCAACTACGGCATGTCGTCAATCACTGACCATCTGCTCGATGATCTCGCCCCCTTGATTTTCACAACAGAGGAGCTGAACCAATGACAACTACACACGTCTATCCGCCACTCACCCCGGAAGATTTCGAAACACAGTACGACGAGACGCATCGCTACATGTTCACTGAGGATGAGAACGGTGACATGTACTACGCCTACGGGCATGACCGGGATAGTGAATTCGTAAGGCAGCTAAGGGAATACTGCATCGAAATCGGTGGGGTCGATCCCGATGAGGTGGACATCGACGGAGTGGGTATAAGGCATCTGTGGGCGGTAACCGTTGAGCCTGCCCCAGAGTGGGGATTCACCTGGATTGATGTAACTGAGCACACCCCCGGCGCTTTCCCCGTGTCCGTGGTTGTCCTGTGACAGAGGAACTAGAGCGATGAGCGACAACGAGACTGCTAACGCCGAGTACCTGGAGCGGGTTGGGCGAACCATCTCAGAGGAGTATGTGCCGGTCTACAACGCCCTCAAAGCTATGCGCGGTTCGGAGGCGCGATGAGTGAGCTTGTATACCGCGCTAAAGCATCCCTAGAAGGCGTAACCGGAGGACCGTGGGCGACGACCCACGCATGGAACCCATCTACGAATCCCGGTTTGTGTCTGGCTGGACGGTGACCGAATGAGCTACATCGACATGTTCGGTATCGAGTGGTCCGACGATGAAGCGTCGCAGGTTTGGGTATGCCTAACGCATAAAAGGCTGGTCCCATGCCGCCGAACATCTGGCATCTGCGAATTGTCATGTGACACCACTGACGCAGTTTACGAGCAGGTTCGGCAATGGCAGGCCGACCGTGACTGACTACCAAGACACCGGTAGCCGCCGGAAACCTACGGCATACACCGAAACCGGGGCCGCGGAGCGGGTGTGCCCGGACTGTAGTGCCCCAGAAGGGCATCCCTGTAGATGGATAGCCATGGATGGGCAGGGGGATTTGGGGAAACCAAGGCATTGGCCGCATGAGACACGTTGGAGGCGTTAGTGAGAAACATTCACCCCGGACCAAGAATCATAGACGGTGGCGCCGACATGTGGTCCATCAACCATGAGCCCTGGACAGAGTACGCTCTTTGCCCTGAGACAGATCCCGAGTTGTTTTACCCAACCCCGGGTAGTCCGGGGAGGACGATGGCCAAAGCTGCGAAAGCGATTTGTGCCCAATGCCCGGTCGCTGCCGAGTGTCTGGAATACGCCTTCAGGGCTAATGAAGAGTACGGGATTTTTGGTGGGGTCACCGCCCATGAGCGGATGGTGATGAAGCGGGGGAGGGCAAGCTGATGCCGCACTCAAGCCCTACCGACTGGATAGCCGGTGGAAGTGTCGCCGCAGACATCGTCGGATGCCTCACCGGTCTAGTCGCGGACCTGTCCTGGCAAGACGAAGCAGCGTGCCGTGGACTCCCTACGGAGTGGTGGTTCCCAGATCAAGGCGCCAGCCGGGAATGTAAGCGGGCCAAGGAAATCTGCCACGGCTGCCCCGTCAAACTCCAGTGCCTCCAATTCGCGATTGAGGTACACGACCAGCACGGTATTTACGGGGAGCTGTCATTGAAGGACAGGCGTAGGTGGAACCAGGAAAGGAAAGCGGGCTAGACACCGCGACTTGTCCTGAAACGGAGGATAATTGAGGTATGAGCGACACATTGAACCGGCAGCTGAATCAACGGGTTAAAGAGCTGCAAGACGAGATTGAGGCTTGGGGACGTAAAGCCGATTGGGCGTTGCAACAGGATGACACGGGCTGGTGGGGCGACGTGCTAGAAGGGCTTTCCAAGCGCGGCAAGAAGATGAAGGAGACTGGGCTATGAGCGACAACCGAGGCGTGTACATCAAGTACCTGGTGGAGCGGACGGACGGTAAGCCTATGGGTCCGTGCTTCATTCTCGAATACGAGAAGGACCGGCACGCGCGAACAGCCCTGTCTGCCTATGCGGATTCTTGCGCTGAGGATAATCCCGCGCTGGCTGCCGACTTGCGGACCATCCTGACCCAGCTCTAGACACCGCGACTTGTCCTGAAACGGAGGATAATTGAGGTATGAGCGACTGGTACTACGTACCCGGAATGGAATACCCGTTCTGGAACGTCAGCATCGAGAACGACTGTGCCATGAATGTTGAGGCCGACACGGACATGGGCAACTTGACGGTGGATGAGTTCACTTCAATTTTCCCCCGCGCCCGCAAGATCACCCAAGAACAGGTCCATCAGGGGTTGGAGAAGATGCGACAGATCCGGGCGGCCATTTCCGCCACTGCCGACGGAGGTAGTGAGAGTTGAGTACCGAACCGCAAACGCAATGCCCAGACTGCGGGTTTGCCCGCTGGGCGGAGGGGTTTTCAACCCATGACTGTGAGCAGTTCCGCGCCGACGTAGAAGCATGGCGCGCAGCGTGGAGCAACATGTGGCCCGCCAACGATCCACCGTCGAACGGAGAAGCCTTGTGAGCAACCCATTTCGCAGAGCTATTACCGACTTAGAAGAAGAGATTGCGGCCACGGACGAGCAGGACCGTCTTCGCGGACTGTACCTAGCGCTAGCGTCGGCCAAGGCGGCAGAGGCGAAGTTTTTCCCAGGGGATGCGTCGAACGGAGAGGCCTTGTGAGTGAGCTTGTCGACCGCGCTAAGGCATCCCTAGAGGGCACGACGCCGGGACCGTGGCAGGTGGTGGGCTACGGGAACATCCAGCCCGAAACCGTTGGCGAGCACCCGCCTATCGGAAAGATATACGGCAAGGGAAACCAGCAATTCGTCGTCGTTTCAAGGCAGTTGGTTCCTGAACTCATCGCTGAAATCGAGCGGCTGGAGGCGCGGATACGAAGTCATCACACATGGAATCCCGCCTGGGGCAGCCCCTATGACGTGATGGGAGATGTCTTTTGAGGACAATGCGGCGCCGTTTGTCAGACTGGCTGCACCACATGGCTGTCAAGGTTCACGACGACTATCACCACTGGGAGTTGAAGACTGAAGACGGTGCGCGAGTCAGCTTCGGCTGCTACTGGCAGTACGCCCTCTCTTGGACAGAGGAATTCATGGAAAGCTGCTCATGCTACCGGGAGGATCTACGTTGACTGCTGTACCTGTTGAGCCGGATGGTGATCTTCCGGGGGCGTTGGAGAAGTTGCGTGACGGTGTGTCCGCGTTGACTGATCCGAAGTTGCAGATTGTGGAGGGCCGCAAGGAATGGGCTGAACCGCTGTATGCGTCGTTGTGTGACGCGGTGGAGTCGGTGGAGGGCAGCGGAGTGTTTATGGGGGTGGCGAAGTCTCAGCCCCCGATCTGGACCGATGCTTTCGATCTACGCAACGAAATAGATGTGGAAGTCAGGCAGTGGCAGTCTGATCCGGGTGTGTTTGACGGTGACCTGACGCACCCGCCAACCCCCGAAACGGTCAGGCGGCTCAGGATTCTCGAATCGTTGAAAACGTGGCGGCCCCAAGACACCAAAACCCTAGACGGCTACAGCAACAGCCTCGAAAACTGGTGCAACAGAATCAACCACCTCCTCAACCCTGAACCCGTCAAAACCGTTTCCGCGCCCTGCCCAGCCTGCCAAAAACGTTGGGTGTACCGCCGCGACTCAGCCGGCGAGAACGTCCGACAGCCAGCCCTACAACTCACCGCACAAGGCTGCAGCTGCCAGGCCTGCCACTACACGTGGGGGCCGCAATACTTCATGCACCTCGCCGCGGTACTGGAATGTCCTCTCCCGGAAGGTGTTTTGGAGTGAACTTAATGCCTGGTGCAGACGCGGTAGGTGCTGGGAGAATGCCGATATGAGTACAGAGGCTCGACACGGAACCCCACGGCACCGGGAGATAGCCGCCGACAACACCATTCTGCGCGGTCAAGTCGGTTCGGGGCTACACGGTGTCACCACCGGAGCCGATGACCGCGACGAGATGGGTATCTGTATGGAACCGCCCGAGGCGGTGATCGGCTTGGAGAAGTTCGAGCAGTACATATTCCGCACTCAACCCGACGGCATCCGATCTGGAGCGGGTGATCTGGATCTGATTGTGTACTCGTTGCGGAAGTGGACAAAATTGGCAGCGGAAGGCAACCCTTCGGTGCTGCTTATGCTGTGGATACCCGAAGTTGAGCTCGTCACCAATACAGAGATGGGTGCCGAGTTGCAGGCATCCGCGGATCTGTTCGTGACCAAGCAGGCTGGCCGTAAATTCCTCGGTTACCTGAACTCTCAACGCGAAGGGTTGGAGGGCACCCATCACCGGCACACCAACCGGCCCGAACTGATTGCCGAGTACGGGTTCGACACCAAGTACGCGTATCACGCGCTACGCCTTGGAATCCAGGGCATAGAGCTGATGACTCAAGGCTCAATACCGTTGCCGATGACAGACGGTAATCGGCGTGAGTTGTTGAAGGTTCGTAAAGGTGAGGTGCCCCTAGAGGTGGTGAAGGCTCAGCTGAATGACATCACCGCCAATCTGGAATCCGCTATTTCTCAATCTAGCTGGCGTGATACTCCGGATTGGGGCCGGATCAATCGGTGGTTGGTGGACATGTACGCGAGGCATTGGCGGCTCCGTGGAACCTGACATGAATATGCCGAAGCAGGTACGTAAGGCGGCGACTGATGTGCAGGCGGCGTTGGATGCGGGGGAGACGGACCGTGCCAGGTACATGTTGGGGTTGTTGGTGGAGATGGTGTCGGAGCCACGGGCGCGGTGGCAGCCGTGGTCGTATTACGTTCCTCGGGTGGCGGAGGAGTTTGGCGATGGTGAGCGAGGTGCCGTCTAGCTGCCGTTTTGGTGGCTAACTAGGCACCCCAAACCCTTGCGTCTGTATTGCAGATGTAATACACTATTGCCATGGGAGCGGACTGGACCTACCGGGGCGACTACATCGGCAAGCGGGCAATGACGCCCGCCATGGCCGACGAAGCACTCGCCGACCCGGAGCGTGTAACGCTAGTCCCAGACCCCGCATCTAAGAGCGGCAAAGGTGTTCGGACCATCGGATACTCCACCACCGCACAACAGGTACTCACCGTAATCACGATCGTAAAAGACGGCATCGAGTACGGCGTCAACTGCTGGCCCGCCAACGACCGCGACCAGCGCATCTACCGAGAAGGAGGCACATCATGACCGAAAAAGATCTGGCCGCCCTCATCGAAGCTGAGGGAGAGGCCATCGAAGCCAACCCGGACGCCCCAATCACCGACGAAACCAAAGTCACTCGCGGACATCCGAAAACCCGCACACTCCAAGTCCGGCTATCCCCAGAGGAATACGAGGGACTGGAGAAGATCGCCGACGAACGCGGCCTACCCGTCTCGACAGTGGCACGCGAGCAACTGCAACACCTATTGCGTGCCTCGCAGCGTTCAGAATCGGCTTCCCGGGTGGTGTCGGCGTTCGAAGATTTCATGTCAGACATCGAGTTCCGCGTGCGTAGGGCTCCCGCTGGAATCGCTGAGGTAACGAACGCCCTGCGGGAGCAGGGAATCATGATTGCGCCAGCGTCATTCGCGAATATGGCGCACGTGCCGTCGTCGTACGAGGTAGTTCGTGAGGTACCTACCGAGATGAAATGACAGGCTTGTAATTCGATCGGGAATGAGTGAGAATGAAGGGGTGCTACACGTGTCTCTAAAGCACTGCTAGCCGCATATACTTCTTCAACCCCGTCTACGCAGGTAGGCGGGGTTTTCTCATGCCCGGAGGTTCCTATGCCTCTGTCTCGTGTCCGCTGCTGCATCCCCTGTGGCCGTATCCGCTACGCCCCCTGCTCTACAGGGTGTCGAGTAGATCCCGAGAACGACCCAACAAGCTGGACAGAACAGGTGACAGTGAACGAGCCGCAGGAGCAAGCATGAGCAGCGAATGCCAAGGCCCTTGGGTTTGGTACCCGTGCACCAACGGCGCGGTTCTCCAGTGCTCAACCTGCGAGCAGATCACCGTTACCGGCAACATCAATGACGCCGCCCATCGGCTGACTCCAATCCTGGCCGAGGGTGTTTAGCCATGCTCGATAAGTTCTGGCCGCTCCTGGCCGCCGCTATCGGTAACGCTGTCTTCCGGGTATTGGACAAGAAGATCCCCGACAACATCGCCGACAAACTCATAGACCGCGGTCTTGAAGTACTCGGTGAGGTAGGCGACCGTGCAGCCGGCACCGTGGAAACCACAGCCGACAGGATCGCTGGTAGCGCGGAAGCTGAACTAGGCCAACTAGGTTCGGAGATCAGGGGAGTGGTCAAAGCGGCCAACCCGATCGACATTCTCGGAAGCCTGTTCGGGCGACGCTAGACACCGCCGTTTCCGCCACGGTGCGGAATAATTGAGAGCATGAGCAGTAGTTCCATCAGCCTGAGGGTGCGTGAGATTCGGCCGCAGACCTCTCGGTGGAGAGACACCATCCTCCACCCGGGCGACACCGTTGACCTAGATGCCGAATCCCCGCGCCCCAACCTTGCCGGAACTGGAAACTGGAGCTGGACGGTTCCAGCAGACCCGGTGTGTTACCTCTGTGGCCGCCCATTTTGTGATGGTGACGAAGTCGAGCTCTATGTCCGCTTCACTGGCAACCTCAGCACGATTGAACACTGGGGGTGCTGGATCGACACGGACGGCGTTGTGCACCCATATGACGAGCACACGGACTGACTTGCCCCTCTAGCCTCCCTGTTCTACTATCGAACAGGTGTTCGAGCGGTGGTCTAGCAACCCTCGCTTTCCCACGCTCAAAAAGCTGTACCGCACCGTCTATGTCGACATGTACCAAGCCCTACCTGGCTGTGTCGGCGGATTAGTCAAGAACCGCAACATCACCCTCAGGGCAGAGGGTTTACGCCTAGAGGCTTGGATGCGGGGCCACCAGATCGCCTGGATACGCACCCACGATCTGCACTGGATAGCAGTAGTGCAGGTTGAAGCCCAATCGGAGAACGAAATGTCATCGGTGACGATGACATTGTGGCTGTCGCCGAAGATGTTCCAGTTGGACAGACCCGAGGGTTTCTACGAGCCGTACCGGAGACGGTTGTAGACACCGCGACTTCCGCTGCAGCTCGGTAAAATTGAGGGATGGATGATCCCGAGATTGAAGTCGCTGAGGCGGTGTGTAAACGGCACAACTGGGACGGCATGATGTTTTGCGCTTGCACTGCCGCTGCTCGTGAAGCTTTGAAGCGAGTGGGCGCCGATCTGCAATCCGTCGATGGCGTCTTAGGTCTGCTTCATCATCGAGGGCTTGTTGACTCCGAGCGCAATAGAGCTGATGTGAAAGCTGCCCTCGAAATCGTACAGAGGTACACCCGATGACTGAACCATCTCAAGCCCATATAGACCGGGCACGTGAACTCGGTCTCTCTTTCGATCCTGCTGATACATCGGATGAAGAGTTAAGCCGTGCTATCGCAACGTATGAACGGGTTTACATCGAGGCGATGACGCAGAAGCAGTCGGGTGTTGAGCCCACCCCGCGCCGCAGGATGTTCGGTCCCGGTTCGATAGACGACGTACGGAATCCAGGATGAGCGTCTGCGAACTGATCGCATACCTACAAGGTCAATCCCAAGATGCGCGAGTCATGGTGTACGACCACACCTATGACGACTTTGTTGACCTAGAACCATCGGTGACTAGGGTGCGGGAATTCGCTGGGCACACAGTGTCTGCGGCGTACGACGGCGAGGCTACCGAGACGATCGTTCGGTTGATATGACCTGGACCGCATCAGGCGGCGAGCTCACTCCCCGCTACGCAACATTCATGGGTGAGACCTACTATTTCGACTCGCTAGACACCGCTGGTCCCGTTGAAACACGGGATAATTGAGGTATGGGATACATAGCGCATCACGCACTTATCGTCACCATATCGGGATTCGCCCTTGGCGATCCCAAGGAATACGGCATGCCAGACATCGCTGCGTATCGGGAAGGGCTGCCGGAGCACTTCCGCCCGCTGCTCGTTGGCCCCATTCACACGGCAGCCAATGACGATTGGGTTGTCGCGTTCCTGCCTGACGGCTCCAAAGAGGGTTGGGACACAAGCGATGAGGGTGACCGAATCCGCAACGAGTTGATCGACATGTTCAGGTGGTCATTCGAAGACGGCTCGTCACCGTATGACGTTGTACTGGTCCGCTTCGGCGGCGGCGACCCGCATCTCGTCAATGCTCACGACCCGCGCGGGCGCGGCTACTACTGATTCCCGAATCCCTTTGGGAGGCAATCATGCTTGATGGTCAACCGTTGGGCGAGTACCCGGAGCTGGACAGCGTGCGTAGCGATGTACCGTCGTTTGAGCGCGGCTACATCGTGCGTGCGGCCGATCTCCCGCTGTGTGAGCGGATTACCTGGAACTAGCCGTGGCCCTCACTGCTAACCAGCTCCGCATTTTAGAAGCGTTGCAGCGGTTACGTATAGCCCGTACTGAGGGTGATGTTGACGCCGAGCTGGTGGCCTACAGCCGTATGGATGAGCTGCTAGACCGTGAGCCTAGGGGCATAGGTTCCGTTTCGCCGATCGCGCCATAGCCAGCAGATTGGCTGGTGTCGCGTTCGGATAGTTGGAGTGCGAGGCAACTTGTTCCGGGGTTTCCCCGTTGCGCAGGTCGTTGCACATGCCGTTCCCGGCGGCCAGTAGGAATGGACGGGACTGCCACATCACTTGGAAGCCCTGCCCGGACAGTTCGTCCAGGTAGGAGTCATCGTCCGCGTATGCCGCGGGCGCGAAAACAATGCTGGCCGCTACGGCGGCTGCAGCTGCGATCTTGATCATTGGCGGATCGTAGACCTCCACCCTGACGGGTACAGGCGAAACGGGAGATTAGATGGCCGTGCAGCACTGCGAGTACTGCGGGCGCCGCCTCCGGTACGACTGCTGCCCGCACTGTGAAGAGGGGCAGTAGTGCTCGGGGTAGCGATCACCACCCACAACCGCCGAGATGTTCTCCTCAACGCTCTAATGCATTGGATTGAGCACACGTCGGCTGATGTGCCGATTGTTGTTGTGGACGACGGCAGCGACGAGCCGCTGTGCCTTGAGGGCTGGCGGGGAATCCCAGTGCATCTAGTTCCTAGCGTGAGTGTTGTTCGCCATCCATTACCCATGGGGATAGCGATGGCGAAAAACCGCTGCATCGCCGAGCTCATGGACTTGGGGTGCGACCACCTGTTTCTCGCTGACGATGATGTGTGGCCCACGACAGACGAGTGGTGGCAGCCCTACGTTGAGTCGCCGGAACCGCATTTGTCGTTCCAGTGGCCCAGCGGTGGCCGACACAGCGTCACCTACCAAGACGAGCAGCATTTCGCTATCGGATTCCCCCGCGGAGTTCTCCTATACGCCGAACGTCGAGTGATCAACACGGTGGGCGGCATGGACATCGGATATGGGGCCCACGGCGGCGAACACGTCGACTGGTCGCAGAGAATCCATGACGCGGGGTTGACGCGATGGCCGTTCGCTGATGTCCGCGGGTCACACAACTTGATCTACTCGCGTGACAAAGCCGAGGGAAACCGAACAGGTTCTTCCCGGTTTGAGCTTCCCGAGCGTGCCCGGATGTGTGAGGCGAACGGAAACCGTTGGGGCCACAAGCCCCCAACATGGCCGTACTTTCCCTACCGGGAAGGCGAAGGCGTCCAGGACTACCAGTTGGGCCCATACTTCCCGCCCGTAGAGCACTATTCGCTTCTGCGGCATGTGGTCGGCCTAAGACCTCCCGGTGCGGCTTTGGAGTTCGGGGTAGGAAAAGGCGAATCGACCCGCATCATCGCCGAGCACATGCAGGTGATCGGGTTCGACAGCTTCACCGGTTTACCAGAGGATTGGCGCGAAGGGTTCCCCGAGGGGTCGTTCGCGCATAAACCACCGGCCATCAACAACACTCGCCTAGTGATAGGCCGGTACGCCGACACCCTGCCAGGGTTCACGTTCCCCGAGTGTGGTTTGGTGCACATCGACTGCGACCTGTACTCGTCCACGGCAACAGCTTTGGAGCACCTACAGCTTAAGTCTGGAACTTATGTCGTTTTTGACGAGTGGCACAGCTATGACGGCTGTGAAGACCACGAGATGAAAGCCTGGCGAGAGTACGCCGACCGCACCGCCATCAACTGGTGTGTGGTGGGGCATTCGCATGAGGCTTGGGCGATTCGGATCACCTAGGGAGTTGTGTTGCGAGTCATCCTCTTTGTGTTCGCGGGCCGCAAAGCCAACATGGAGCTCCAGGTCCCGTACATCAAACGCATCCTAGCTGAGCATCCGAACGTCGAATACCACGTATGGAACCTCGCCCGCGACCCCAAGGATGCGGAGTATCTGCAAACCATAACGGGGGAGCGGATCACCGTCCGCAACGACTTCCACGGCGGATGCCACTGGACTGGATTCAACAAGGTGTGGTGGCACTACGCCCAACCCGAATACCGGGACTGTTTGTTCGTCAAGGTCGACGACGATGACGTGTTCTTTGAGACCGCTCGTTTCGGTGAATTCCTTGAGGCGATAGACAACAACCGGGGAAGTGTTGTCTCCGCGCTGACCGTGAACAATGGCGCCTCAACATGGTTGGAGCCGCTGATCTGGCGCGGCTTCGAGAACCTGAACATCCCCTTGTTGGATGTGCACATGTCCGGCGACTACGCCCACATGTCTCACGAGCATTTCCTCGCCAATTGGCGGGATGTGACTGGTCAGCCCGATCAGGTCATCCCGACGACGGATTGGTTGTCGATCAACTGCATCGGACTCGACCACCCCACCCTCAAACGCATCGCGGACCTACTGGACACACCGTCGCCCGCCCATATCGCCGGTAGGGATTGGCCGCCAGGCTTCAAGATCGGTGACGAGGGTGCAGCCAACATGCAGCCCCGAGTCATCCATAGAGGGTTTGTGGTGTCGCACCTGTCATTTGGACCCCAGCAGCTCCCCGATGAGGCATGGGACAAGCTGCGCGCTGGGTACGCGAAGGTTGCGGGGGAGTACCTGTGAACATCGCCGTGATCATCCCATTCCGGGACCGCGGTAAGGACCCTCTAAGGCCCGCGAATCTGCGGCGCGTCCTAATGGGCATAGAGGGGCTGTATCGCATCCATGTTGTTGATGACGGCCGCTCAGGCTATGAGTCGTTCAACCGATCCGCCGCATATAACCGCGGTGCCGACATGGTTGACGCCGACGTACTTATCTACTGCGAATCAGATCTGCTGGTCGACCCCCTCCAGATTCAGGAAGCGGTCGCGCTGGCTTCGTCGGCGCCAGGTTTAGTCGTTCCGTTCTCACGCTTCATGGCCATTACCCCCGAGGACTCGGTTCGCGTCCGAGATCTTGAGTTAGAGCCAGAAGAAGCTGTATCGCATCAGGTCCGGGGCGAAAGGCAGTCGATCGGCGCCGTGAATGTCGTCTCCCGGGAATCCCTCTCACTCATCGGCCAGTACGACGAGTCATTTGAGGGTGCTTGGTATGACGATGACGCGATGTGCCGAGCGTTTGAGGTGTGCTGCGGCCCAACCCGCTTCATCGACGGACCGGGTTATCACCTGTACCACCTACCCGGTGCCAGCGGTGATCATTTGACGGACGCTGATCGTGCCGCCACTGAACGCAACAAGGCCCGCTACCAGCTGTACCGGCAGGCGGCAACACCTGAACGTATCCGCGAACTCACCGCAGGGGGTGTGTGATGGCCGAACACCTCATCGCCGGCCCTGATGGCACTCAATACACCTTGTTGGAGTGGGTGAACTCCCACATCGTCGGAACGTTCGAGCAGATGCTCCCTGGCGGGAAGACCCGCAAGGGCGGTGCCTGCTCCTGCGGTTGGCGCACGCCGCCTTTCGATCCTGTCGGTGACCGCGCTAAAGCGATGGCCGATGAACATAAGCGTCTAGAAGACCTCGCTGATGAGATGCGAAGGGAGAACGGGTAATGGCAGCCTTCGTGTACTTCACTGTGGCCGACACCTATCAGGCCATCGTCTCTGACGGGTCCGATGACGGTAGCGAGCCGGACCTGAAGATGATTTCCGGCACGGTCACTTTCACCCCGTCGGTAAAGGAAGTGCTGGCCACCATCTCCGATATCCCCACCACGGTGCGTTTGGAGCCGATCATCGGCCGCATCGAGGAAGACGGCGTCCTCAAGACTCTCGATTCCACACCGGGTGTGAAGCTGCTCGCCAACACCGAAGCGATCGGGCCGCTGCCTGAGCTGACGTATCGGGTGGACTTCACGAACGTGGTCTACAACCGCAAGACCAACCAGCGCATCGAACCCTTCCGGTTCGCCGCTGCCACAAGCGCCACCACGCTGCGCTTGTCTTCGGTTGAGCGCCTGCCACTGTGATCATGCAAACTGCTGAGCCGTTCACCGCGGTCGCCGAATGCCCATCCTGCGGAGAAATTGGGGTCCACTGGCTAGATGAACCGCGCCTAGCCACCCCCGAAGAGTGGGATGAGTACGAGCGCTGCGTCATTGATTACGAATATGAACCGCATGACACGGAGAAAGTGGTCACCTGGGGCGGTAGAACGGTCCGCGAGATCCCGGTGCAGCGCGCACCGAAGCCGCCATGCGATGAGGGCTTCGCCGTAGCCCGAATCTGCCGGTCCTGTGCCCACCGCTGGGGCAATGACTAACCGGAACCTGTGACCGACTACCGAATCGGCATAGTCGCCCACAACAAGCGGTCCGCCGCGGCCCACAACCTGATGGAAGCTACTGGCGCAGCGTTCCTGTCATTAGACAACGGATCTAAGGGCTGCAACGGCAACCACCGCCACGTACTTGAGTGGCTATCCACTAGCCCTACCGAATGGGTTGTGGTTCTCGAGGATGACGCCCAACCTGTAGACGACTTCCGCACACAGCTCGAGACAGCTCTTGCTGCGGCCCCTTGCGACATTGTGTCCCTTTATCTGGGGACCAACTATCCGCGTCTATGGCAGCGCGCGATGCAGCGCGCCACAACCAAGGCCGACCAAACTGATTCACCTTGGCTGGTATCCGAGCATCTTCTGCACGCAGTTGGGTATTGCATACGCACCACCCTGGTACCTGATCTTCTTGAGGCTCTACCTGAGATGCCTATCGATGACGCGATCACCACATGGGCCAGAGACCAAGAGCACCGCATCGCATACACATGGCCAAGCCTTGTAGACCACGAGGACGCAGACACCTTGATCTCCAAGCGCCCCACACGCAACGCCCCACGCAAAGCCCACCGCACAGGCACACGCACCCAATGGGCTGGACCTACAACAGAGCTGGAGTACTGCTGATGCCCGTCCTGGTCTGCTCACGAGGCAAGGAATACGTACACCCATCAGGCACTCACTACCTGTCCAGCCCCACCAATGTGCTGCACATCTTCAACGGTGAAACCAACGTCGCGTCCTACCGTGAATGGGACTACGCCTGGATACCCAACGGAGAACCCGGCACAGGCCAGCGTGTGGACACCACGGTCAACTTCAACGGACCGGTCAGCGTTACCACCGTGGAGGAGCAGCAGAAGCGCGCACGACTGCAGCTGTCCCGAGACGGACATGCCCCGCGCACCTAAGGTCTGCTCCCACAAGGACTGCACAGAGCTAGTGCACGGCGACACCCGCTGCCCCCAACACAAGGTAAGCGGCTGGTCCTCCAGCCCACGCACCGCATCCGCAGGACGCACAGGAACCAGCGCATGGAGACGCACCAGAGCCTACGTCCTACACCGCGACAACCACACATGCCAGATACGCGGACCACGATGCACCACCCAAGCCACCGAAGTCGACCACATCAAACCAGTCAGCCTCGGCGGCACAGACTTCGCAATCAACTGCCAAGCAACCTGCCACACCTGCCACGCCTGGAAAACCGCACAGGAAGCCAACACGGCCCGGCAATGACCCCCTGGGGACCACCCCCCACCCACCCCACGCCCGGACATCGGCCAGACGCTCTAAATATGGTCTGTACGGGTTCCGGAACTTTTTGTGGTGGTCATACCTATTCACGGCGCAAATCCCGCAACGGGTGCGCTTGTTCACACATCCCGCAACGGGAGGGAAGTAGCCATGTCAGGACCGAACCCGAAACATCCGTCGATCAGGGCCCGGAGAAACAACCCGAAGAAGGACTTCCGATCTCTACCCGCCGATGGGCGTGAGGGGGAGGCGCCAGCATGGCCGCTGGCCCCGGATGTGCTCATGGTTGCCTCACTGGAGCTTTCGCGGGATCGAGTCGCCGCCCTACAGGTGGAGATTGAGCAGGCCGAGGATGGTCGGACAAAGGGCAGGCTTCGTAGGGAGCTGAATAAGCACGAACTGATTGTTGCGAAACTCCAACTACAGATCGAGCAAGCCGAGGATGCAGAGAAGGAGCTTTGGTCCGATTTGTGGTCTACGCCGCAGGCGGTCATCTGGGATGAGTCGCACGCACACCGTGAGGTCGCACAGTACGTGCGATGGAAGGTCCGTGGCGAACAGGGCGATTTGAAAGCGGCGACAGAGGCGCGGCAACTATCTGATCGTCTAGGACTTAACCCACTGGCGTTACTGCGGCTGCGTGCCGAAGTTGAACACGTAAACGAGGTGGAAGACCGCGGCAACCGCCGCCGCGAATCACCAAAGAGGCCGCAGCCCAAAGATAAACCAGACGATCCCCGCTCTGGCCTATACGCCGTGTAGCTGATGCTGCTGGTTGTTCCGGGGCCCGACCCGGAGCCATGGCCAACTCTAGGCAAGGGGATCTGCGACCTTATCGAGGAGCGGACCATCTACGGTCCAGGGTCACTGCAGGGCGAACCGTATGTGATCGATCCCGAATTTCGGGCGTTCATCTACCGCGCTTACGAGATTTTCCCCCGTGGGCATGAGTGGGAGGGACGGAGACGGTTCAAGCGGGTTGGGCTGTCGGTCCGAAAAGGCTTGGCGAAGACAGAGAAGCAAGCCTTGCTCGCATTTTGCGAGCTACATCCCGAGGGGCCCACACGTTTCGACGGCTGGGACGCGTCGGGTAATCCAGTGGGGAGGCCCGTGCGGGCCCCGTACATTCCGATGCTTGCGGTGACTGTAGAGCAGGTCGAAGAGCTAGCATTCGGCGCCCTGACGTACATCATCGGCGAAGGGCCAGACGCCGACTTATTCGATGTGTCAAAGGAGCGCATCTGTCGGCTTGACGAGCGTGGCAGGGAGGACGGCAAGGCTGTTCCCCTGGCGAACTCGCCAGGCTCTCGTGATGGTGCGCGAACCACACTCAACTGTTTCGACGAGCCGCACCGCCTTTACTTGCCGCGGCAGCTAGAAGCGCATCGGACGATGGATGCCAACCTACCCAAAAGGCCGCTGGATGATCCGTGGTCACTGTATGTAGGTACCGCCGGGCAGCCCGGTCAAGGCTCAGTGGCGGAGCTGCTTCACGTGGAAGCCGAACACATCCGTGATGGCAAGATTGAGCGCCCGGATTTGTTCTATCTATACCGAACCGACGACGGCGGCCACGACTTATCCAACAAAAGCGAACGAATAAAAGCGATTTCAGAGGCCACTGGACCTGCAGGGGAGTACGGACCCGGCCAATTCGATGAGATCGCCTCCCAGTGGGACCGGCCCGGTGCTGATAAGCCTTACCTAGAGCGTGTCTGGCTGAACAGGTGGCGCAAGTCGGGCTCGCAAGCGTTCGACATGCTCAAAGTCGAATCCCTCCGATTCCAGGACAAAGACAAACCTTGGGGTCCGATACCGGACGGCGCATTCGTCGCGGCAGGGTTCGACGGTGCGAGATTTCGTGACGCCACCGCACTCACCATCACGGATATCGAGACCGGACGGCAGATGCTTTTGGGCTGCTGGGAGCGCCCGGAAAACGCTGAGGACTGGGAAATCCCCGAGGATGAAGTCACAGACCTCGTCACGGACATGATGTCCCGATATGAGGTGTGGCGCATGTACTGCGACCCGCCGCACTGGACAGAAACGGTCGCTTCATGGGCGGCGCGGTTCCCCGATCAAGTTGTCGAGTGGTTCACGCAGCGAAAGACGCCTATGGCCGCCGCGGTTAGGGCGTATGTCGAGGCTATCGATTCCGGGATTGTCACTTATGGCGAAAACGCCTGGCAAGAGACGCTGATCAAGCATATGGGAAACGCTGGCAGGCACGAGTTGAAGCTGATCAATGAGCACGGCGAGCCGCTGTGGATCCTACAGAAGCAAGACGGGCGACTCGAGGGCAAGTTTGACGCCGCAATGTCCGCGGTCCTGTCCTGGACGGCGTGTGTGGACGCTCGACGATCCGGGGCTAAGCCGCGACCGAAATCTTATGTGCCGAGGCGCATCTACTAAATGACAGAAGGGAGTCCCATGGCGTCTACACCAGAAGAATGGCTCCCCATTCTGACCAAGCGCATCGATGACAACATGCCGCGAGTCCGGCTCCTGGATCGGTATGTGTCCGGCGATGCTCCGCTACCGGAGCAGTCGAAGAACACGAAAGCATCCTGGAAAGCGTTCCAGAAGATGTCCCGCACCAACTGGGGCATGCTGATACGGGACTCTGTTTCTGATCGCATCGTGCCGAACGGAATCACGGTTGATGGTTCCGCGGACTCTGCGATCGCGAAGCAGGCGCAACGCATCTACCGCGACAACCGCATGGATGCCGTTGTGCGGCAGTGGCTCGACTACGGACTGACATTCCGTGATTCGTACCTGACTTGCTGGCAGGGCAATGACGGCCAGGCAATAATCACCGCTGATTCCCCCGAAACCATGTATGCCGCAGTAGATCCACTGCAGCCATGGCGAGTACGTGCCGCGATCCGCTACTGGCGCGACATAGACGAAGAGAAAGACTTCGCGTTCGTCTGGGTGAACGGTGCGCGCCAGAAGTTCTCACGCCCCTGCTACGTGCAGAACATCAACTCCAAGCGCCTCATGACCCGGATCTCTGGCGGCTGGGAGCCTGAAACCGACCTGATCGAGACCGACGGCGCCCCGCCTGTAGTTGTGTACACCAACCCAGGCGGAGCGGGGGTTTTCGAAACCCACATAGATCTCATCAACCGCATCAACTCCGGCGTCCTTCAGCGCTTGTCGACGATGGCGATGCAGGCATTTCGTCAGCGCGCTCTAAAGAAGGAGGGAGACAAGCCCCTACCGGCGGTCGATGAAAAAGGCAACGCCATCGACTACGCAGCCATCTTTGAACCAGCCCCCGGAGCGCTGTGGGATCTCCCCCCAGGTGTTGACATTTGGGAGTCCGAGACAACCGACGTGAACCCCATGCTAGCCGCCTCGAAAGAAGACATCAGGCAGCTCTCAGCCGCCACGAAAACCCCCCTCCCCATGCTGATGCCCGACAGCGCGAATCAGTCGGCAGAAGGCGCCATGAACACCGAGAAGGGCTTCATTTTCAAGTGTGAAGCATGCCTTGCGGTAGTGAAACTCGGCCTCGAAGCCATCATCGTTAAGGCGCTAGAGACCGAAGGTGTCGCGGACGTAGGCAACGTCGAGGTGTCATTCGAGGCACCAGCCCGCGTAACCCTCTCTGAGAAGTACTCAGCTGCAGCACAAGCGGCGTCGGCAGGGGAGTCATGGGGCTCCATCGCCCGGAACATACTCAAGTACTCACCCGACCAGATTGCGCAAGACGAAAAGGATCGGGCCAAGGAAGCGGAGATGGCGCCACAAGTAGCGCCACCCGCTCCACAAGACTTCCCCCAGTAGGGGGTTCGCCCGTACGGGCGCCACCAATGCGAAACGCAAAGGAATTTCACATGTCTGATGTGACCCCGAATGACATGCCGGGAGCCGTAACGGAACCGGGCGAACCAGAAGGAACCGTAGACGCCATCAAGGCGCCGAAATCCGAAGCCAAAACCGATGGTTTGACCGCCGAGGAACGGCAAGAGCTGGACAGACTTCGCGCCACCCGCGTTGAAGAGCGACGCTGGGAAAAACGCGCGAAGGAAAACTACGACGACGCCACCAAGTGGCGCGAGCTCATCGAGAAGAGCGGCGGAGACAAGAAAGAGTTCGACCCAAGGGCCGAAATCGACAAGATCCGAGCCGAACTGACCACCGAACGCACCGAACGGTTGCGATCAGAGGTCGCCAGAACCACCGGAGTTGACCCTGAGGACATCAAGGGCGGTACCGAAGAAGAGATGCGCGAGTCTGCCGAACGGTGGAAGACGCGTTTCAATGCTCGACTCGAAGAAGCGATCAAGTCGAAGTCCGCACCGGCGGCAGCGCCGGCAGCCGAGGTCAATTCAGACAAGAAAGTCACCGGTCCCAAGCAGTTGACCCGTGACGAACTCAAAAACATGACCCGTCAGCAACGCCTCGAAGCCTATAAGGCTGGACAGGCTGACGAGCTGATGGGGCGAATCGACTGAAAGGAGCCATAAATCATGGCCGCTGACAATTTCATCCCCGAAATCTGGTCGGACTTCATCCTTGAGCGCTACATCGCCAAGAATGTGTTCGCCGCCCTCCTGGATCGCAAGTACGAAGGTGAAGCCACTAAGGGCAACACCGTTCACGTCCCTGGCGTGAACGCCCCCGCGGTCAAGGACTACAAGGCCAATAGCCGCACCACCACGGCAGACGCCATCACCGACACCGGCATCGACATCCTCATTGACCAGGAAAAGAACATCGACTTCTATGTCGATGACATCGACAACGCGCAGGCTAACCATGACTTGCTGCCGTTGTATACCGACGCAGCTGGTGATTCGCTGGCCACCGACGCCGACCAGTTCATCGCCAATCTGCTGGTGGCGAACGCCACTGGCATGCCATGGTCGTCCAACCCCACCACTGGTGATGGCGCGTTCAACATCGTCAAGGATGCCCGCAAGCTGATGAACAAGGCCAACGTTCCCGACGAAGGTCTGCGCGTCGCGGTCGTGAACGCCGAGTTCGAAGCCCTGCTCCTGGGGGCGGATTCGAAGCTGACCAGCTTCGATTCATCCGGTGACACCGCGGGTCTGCGCAACGCCACCGTCGGCAAGCTGCTCGGCTTCCGTGTGGTGACTTCGAACAACCTGCCCGAGTCTGACTCGCCGCAAGCCGTGTTCTTCCACCAGCGTGCCGCAGCTTTCGTGTCCCAGATCGACCAGATGGAAGGCATGCGAGCACAGGACAAGTTCGCCGACCGCGTACGCGGCCTGCATGTGTACGGCGGCAAGGTCGTCAAGGCCCCCGGCGTACTCGTCTTCAACCGGGCCGGCAGCTAGTGCTGGCATCTCCCGCTGACGTCGCCCACGCCCTAGGGCTGGACGATGAGAACGAGCTCACCGCCTCCCAGCAGGCCCGTGTCGAGGGTCTGCTGGAGAGGGTGTCTCGAAGGTTTCAGCGGGAGGCCGGACGAACCCTGACCGCAGGGGCGGTGACCGTGCGTGCACTCACGGTGGAGGGCCGGGTACATCTACCTGACCCTCCGTCTGGGGACACTGTTACGGTCACCGACCTCTGTGGGAACACGCTCGAAGGTGTCATCGAGGGCGACTACGTAGATGTCACCCGCAACGGGTGCCCTGTCGCCACGGGTGAGATCCTTGTCGTCGAATACACCCGAGATGAGCCGCCCCAGGCCGCAATAGATGTGGTAGCGGCTATCGTCGCGCGCCACCTCACGGTGGAACCCGGTTCACCCGAATCGAAGTCCACCGACCTCACCGCGGGCGCGGATTTTCGGCAGCGTCTTGCCGACTGGGTATCCGACACATCCTTGTTCACCGACGAGGAACTAGCGGAGGCGAGAAGCTACCGCTACCCCGTCCCTAATGTGATCATCCACCGCCTGTGACCTTCGAATCACTGGCCAGAATCCCGGTCACGTACACCCCATACACGGGCGTCACGCAGGACGACTTGGGTAACGATGTCCGAGTCTTCGGCCCCACAGTGGACCTGAAGGCGTACTCGTATGCCCCGCACCGCACCGAAGACACGGACGGGCACACCTCACGCGATATCGCAGAAGTCGATCTAGCCATGCCCCCCATGACCGTTGATCTGATGTCCCGATTCGGGATCAACGGGAAAACCTACGAGGTGGTGGGTGAACGCGACGAAACAGGCGGATTCCACGGCTGGAAGCCAGGAATCATCGTCGAGCTGAAAAGGGTGACCGGATAGTGGCCCAGTTCAGGCTGAATCGTAAGGCGCAGAGCGAATTGACGAAGGAAATCGTCGAGAGGGTGTGTGTGCCTATGATGCAGCGGGTCGCTGACGCCTGTAACCAAGAAGCGGGACTGGAAGACGGTTTCCGCGTCTCGGTAGAAGGCGATGATCCTTTGGATAAGCGCGACTACCGGGCAACAGCTATCGCCGCAACGGCAGAGGCCATCCGGTACGACCACAAGCACGACGCACTGCTACACAACTTCGGCGAGGCTGGCTGATGTTCGCCTACCACGCACAGGTAGTCAGGGACTGGCTGGACGAAAATATGCCGGTTCGGGTCGCGACGGACGTTCCGAAAACGCGCCCAGCGCAGCTGATCACGATCGATTCAGCGCCAATCTCTAGCGGATATTCGGGAGCCAAAGCCCGCGTACTCGCACGGCGCCGACTGATCATCTACTCATGGTGCGCCAACGAACTGGACGCCTACAACCTGATCGAGCAGGCGCGTGAATGGCTTCTCAAACTCCCCGGCAAGGGCCGCGGAGTGCACGCTGTAGACATCGCAGGGGAACCTGCCCGCCGCGATGACATCGAAAGCGAAACGCGACGGTTCGTGATGACCGTCGATGTAGTAATGCGTTCAAATCCCTGAATTTACAACTAAATACACCCTTTCAAAGGCTCGGCTGCACCGATCTGCTTCTGAAAGGGGCACATCATGGCTGAAGAAGTCGGCAACGTTTTCGCCGCAGAGCCGTCCGCCGCTGGGGCCGCGTTCGTCGCCCCGCTCGGAACTACCCTCCCAACCAGTGTCGACGGAGCACTTGATGCCGCGTTCGTCGGTCTTGGGTATGTCGGCGAGGACGGTATCACTGAAACATCGGAGCGGTCCACCGATGAGAAGAAAGACATGGGTGGCCGCATCGTCAAGGTGCTGCAGACCGAGTACAACCACTCGTTCAAGTTCGTCCTCCTGGAATCGCTGAATGCCGATGTCCTCAAGGCGATCTACGGTGCTTCAAACGTCACCGTTACCCCCGCTGACGGTACTCACGGCACCCAGGTGAAGGTCCGCAAGACCAGCAAGAAGCTGCCCCACCAGACGTGGGTGTTCGACACCATCGACTCGGAGCTGTCCGCGAAGTACCGCAACTGCGTGGCTGACGGCCAGGTCATCTCTGTTGGTGATGTGACCTTGGCTAGCAAGGACACCATCGAATACGAGGTGGAACTGAAGGTATTCGAGTCGTCCACTGGCGAGTACGTCACCACGTACACCGACGACGGACGGATCGCGGGCTCCTAATAGACGCGGCGGGGCCGAATTCCCCTGCAGCCGAGCGCGGCCCCGCCGCTCTCCAAGCGCTACGGCTGCACACAAACCCTTGAAAGGGGCGCTCATGGCTGCAAAAAACGCGACACCCTACATCCACACCGTGGAAATCGAAGGCGTCGAAAAGAAGATCAACCTCAAACCCTTCGGGTCCGTTCCATCCGGTGTCATTCGGCGAAACCGCAAGAACCCCGAACAGGGTATGTGGGAAATCATCGAGTGGGGCGCCGTATCGGAAGCCGATCTTGCTGTGTTCGACGAACTGCCCCTAACTGAGGTGGAAGACCTGTTCACCGCCTGGCAGGAGGCCGGACAGGTCACCGTGGGGGAATAGTCGCGCTTCTCGACCTCATCGAGAAGCACGGCACCGCACTAGAATACGACCTCATCAAAGACGGGCTACGCCTACGTGACTGCCCGTCTGACGAATTCAACTGGCGCGATCTGTGGGTGTACGTCAATCACCCGGAAGAGACAAGCGCGCTATGGAAGTCCAGGAACCCGAAGTATGCGGGCTGGACTCTGACTACCCGACTGCTGGCGATTATCGCTAACGCGCTGCGCTGGCTGGTGTGGGCGAAAACCAAGGACGGACACCGTAACCGGAACCGTCCGGTGCCAATCGGCCCGGATATGGGCGATCAGCAGTCACGCCCCGGCCTGAAAGTCAAAGCCGCACCCCTGTCGAAGGTCAAAGAGCTACTTGGCCTTTCGGGCGAAGAGCGGCGCGAGAAGAAACTGCGAAACCTGTTCGGAAATTAGGAGGTGACACATGGCTGTTGAACTCGAGTCGGGGTATGTGTCTGCCACCGTCAGGTTCGATGGGGTCAATAAGGGCATCAGCAAGCTCTTCGACAACGTCCAGAAGCAGGCAATCGGCGCGGGAAAAAGGACCGGCTCCGCTTACGCTAAAGCTCTTGCCGACGAGGCGAAAACCGCTGCGGATCAGGTTAAAAAGATCTCCGAAACGGTCGCCAAGTCTCGCGACAAAGAAGCTGACGCCGCGGGCAAGCTCAAGGTGGCCCTTGAGAAGCTGAATGAGGCGCGTGAGGCGGGAACCAAGGGCTCGAAGCTCACCGCCTTGTCCGAGGCGCATGCGTCGGCGCTGCGTAGGCAGCAGTCTGCGGCTAGTGAACTCGCCAAGGACTTGGATGCTGTAGCACGTGCCCAGAAGCGCGCCTCCGACGCGCAGTCTGCGATCGACAAGTCGTCCAAGCCGATACGTAACCAGGTATCCAGGCTCCTCTCTGGCTCATCTGACGCCGCAGGACGTGAAGGCGGGCGTGCGGGCCGCTGGTTTGGCGACTCGTTCTCCAGTGCTCTACGCACAACCGGGATTGTTGCCGCAGGTACCGCGGTAGGAAACCTGGCCGCCAATGCGATGACCAAAGCTGCGAGCCTGGCGACAAGCGGTGTTTCGGCGATCGTCACCAAGGGTTTGGACTTCGAGAAGACCATGAACACCCTCTCTGGTGTCACAGGTGCTTCGGCAGACGTGATGCAGCGGTTCCGTGACACCGCCAAGGCTCTCGGTAACGACATGACGTTGTCGAACACCTCGGCTGCCGATGCGGCGCAGGCCATGACGGAGCTTGCCAAGGCCGGTTTCTCGGTGGATGAGTCGATAACCGCAGCCAAGGGCACCCTGCAACTAGCCGCCGCCGCGCAGGTGAGTGCCGGACAAGCTGCCGAGATCCAAGCCAATGCGCTACAGGCATTCGGATTGAAGGCTGACTACGCCTCTAAAGCTGCCGATGTGCTGTCCAATGCCGCTAATGCATCATCGGCAGAGATAACCGATGTCGCGTTCGCTCTTCAGGCTGGCGGTTCTGTCGCACGACAGACGGGGGTGTCCCTCGAGGACACTGCGGCGAGTATCGCACTGTTGGCTAACAACGGAATTAAAGGTAGTGACGCTGGAACCCTGCTGAAGTCGGCGCTTTTGAAGCTCTCTGCCCCGAGTGACCAAGCCTCGGGGGCGCTGCAAGAGCTTGGCGTGAGCGCTTTCGATGCGCAGGGCAATTTCGTTGGCATGGAGGCGCTGTTCGGTCAGTTGCAGGCCGCGTCCAAGCGTATGACGCCCGAAATGTACGCGATGGACACCGCCCTCGCATTCGGATCGGATGCCGCACGCCTGGCAGGTGTTGCGGCCAAGGATGGCGCCGCAGGATTCGACAAGATGCGCGACGCCATGAACCAGGAAGGTTCAGCGTCGAAGCTGGCGGCTGCGCAAAACCAGGGCCTACCGGGTGTCATTGAGCGGCTGAAGAACGCTGCGGAAACCCTGGCCATCACATTGTTTGAGAAGATCCAAGGCCCGTTGTCGAGCATCGGCGATGGACTGACCGGCTTCACGAACAAGATGCAGGACGCTTTCGAGAACCCTGCCGTGAGCCAAGCCGCGGGGAATATCGGAGCTGCGCTGTCCACCATCGGAACTGCGTTCGGAAACGTGCTGTCGGCTGTCGGCCCGTCGTTGGTGAGCGGACTATCCGATGCGGTCAACCTCATCGTCCGTTTCAAGGACTTCCTCATCCCCCTGGTGGCGGGTCTGGCCGCATACAAGACAGTGATGCTGGCCATCACAATTGCCACCAAGGCGTGGGCTGCTGTGCAGGCGCTGTTGAATGTTGCACTCACAGCGAACCCGATCGGCCTGATTATCGCCGCGATCGCCGGTTTGGTGGCTGGAATTGTCCTGCTATACAACCGGAATGAGACTTTCCGCAAGATAGTTCAGGTCACCTGGGCTGCCATCAAGAACGTTATCGGCGCGGTCTGGGGATGGTTATCCACCACCGTATTCCCGGGCCTGAAGGCTGCATTCACGGTCATTGGTGCCGCAGCAACATGGCTGTGGAACAACGCCATCACACCCGCCTGGAACGGCATCAAAGAAGTTATCGGCCTCGCGTGGGAAGTAGCCTCCGACCTGTTCGACAACTGGAAGCGCGCAATGGACCTTTTGGGTCAGGGCGCCCTGTGGCTGTGGAACAACGCGATTTCCCCTGCCTGGGAAGGCATCAAGACCGCGATCAGCGCGGCCTGGAACTTCGTGTCACCCATTCTCGATAAGTTCTCCGCAGGATGGGATGCGCTCAAGTCCGGCATCTCTGGCGCTTCAAGCGCGATCAAAGACGCTGTCACCTCCGCATTCTCGGGGCTGGCAGCGGTCATTAAGGCACCCCTTAAGGTGTTGGGAACGTTCCTGGCTTCCATTCCTTCTGAGGTGTTCGGATTCCAGGTCCCGGGCGCGGACAAACTCAACTCGTGGGGTAAGTCCCTACAGGGCTTCGCTGCAGGTGGCATGGTCCGCGGCGCTGGCACGGGCACAAGCGACTCCATTCTGGCGTGGCTGTCTAACGGCGAGGGTGTTGTCACTGCCAAGGGAATGAAGAACGGCGGCGCGGGCATCGTCGCTGCCCTCAACTCAGGTTGGGTGCCATCTGCTGCATACCTGCACGACATGATGCGTGCCCCCGGATACGCACAGGGCCTCAACCCTGGGGCTGACTATCTGCGGTCACTGGTCATGAAGATGTGGCCCCAGATCAAAGACATTGGTGGCCGACGGGCTGAAGATGGTTTCGGGGAGCATTCATCCGGCAACGCAATCGACATCATGATCCCCGGCTGGGACACGCCCCAAGGCAAGGCGTTGGGTGATGCCGTCGCGGCGTTCATCGCCAAGAACGCGTCAGCGCTGGGGCTTGACGGATTCATTTGGCGTCAGCAGAGCTACGGATATGGCGGCTCGCTCACCTCAGGTAAGCAGATGCCCGACCGGGGTAGCAGCACCCAGAACCACATGGATCACGTGCACGTGATGCTAGGCAAGGGCCGGGGTGCTGGCGCCGCAGCGGTGGGGCTCCCGACGAGCAGCATTTCCCTTCCCTCCGGGGGAGGTTCGGTATCCGCTTTGGGATTCGGGGGCTCATCGGGATCTGCGGGATCCTCGGGTGCCAGCCCGAAGCAGGTGCGCGAAGCTGACGACCGTATCAATGATCTGTCTAACCGCCTGGACGTGACCGAGCAAGAGCTAGCTGACCTCGAGTCCGATCCTAAGGCGAAAGAGACGACCAAGCAGCGTAAACGCGACATGGTCGACAAGCTCAAGCGTGACCTGCAGCAGGCGAAAGACGACCGAAATGCCCTCGGTTCAAGCGGGTCTGGCGGTGGATTCGGTGGCGGCAACAACCCATACGCCAAGATCGCCGAGGGTCTGGCTGAAATCATGCCGGATGCCGGGGGCCTCGCTGACATCGGCATCGGCGGACTCAAAGAGTCCCTTCTGCCCCCAGGGTTCTCCGACCCCACCCAATGGGGATTGGTACAAGCTGGCTCAACTCTGCTGAAGTTCTTTGGCGGGCTGCGCAATAACTCGGATGGTAAACCCCTACTAGGTGAGGGCGGGGCGCTGTTCGCCAATATCGCCGGATCTGCGATGACTGGATCCGGCAGCGGAATCGTCGACGCGATCAAGACAATCATTCCGGCTCCGTTCGGCAGCATGGACGCCGCGCAACTCCAAGGAGCGCCAGGCGATATCAACCCCGTCATCGCAGGTGCTCAAATCCCCGGCACAGGCTTCGGCGATATGGGTTCGGCATTCTCCAGCGGCAGCGCCGGTCCCGCACAGGGCGGAAACGGCGCAAACGTCGACCAGTCCATCAACTTCAACGCCCCCGTAGGAACCGGCGTCGATCAGGCGATGCAGAAGTCGCAATCAGCCCAAAACCAGCAGTGGCGGCAGAACTTCGGAACACGAACCGGACCAGTGGGGTAGTAGATGGCTCTGTCTAACCCTTGGATCCACGGCCCGGAAACCGGCGAAGACTTCACGCAGCTCCCGCCGCACCTTCAAGGCGTGGAAACGAAGATCGTCTACATCGGTGTCGTTCATCCGATCCACAAGAAGCGGTTCACCTGGAACCTCTTGGGTTCACACAAGGGCCGCGAGGGCATTGTGATGGCGCCCGTCGCCACCGGGTTGTTCCACACCCCGTTCGAAACTCTCATGTCAGAGGGGCCGTACCAGATCGGTGCCGAACCAGAGCGCACCGACTGGAAGAAACGCATGATCTCCATCGGCGTTCACGTGAATCCCGATATCGCCCCCTGGATAAGCGGCAGTAGCAGCAGGGTCATTGACACCCCATTCCGGTATCGGATGATCGAGGAACGCTGGTGGGGTTCATGGTCGGCCACCGAAGACGGATATCTGGGGGTGTTTACCCGCACCCATGGGTGGCGGTGGCTGCGGGTCAGGCTCGCTGAAGAGCCTAAAGACCCGTGGGAACTCGACCCGGTGGCATTCGGCAACAACTTCATGACCTGGAGCATGAATATCGTTGCCACGCAGCCATATTTCGCTAAGCGCACGGAGTTCAAGACGTGGCAGAACGATGTCGAAACCTCCACGCTGTGGGACAAGATCGAGGACCTGCTCAACGAGTTCATTCCCGGGCTGGATGTGGGTGAAGGCGCCATTCGTGTACCGAACCGCGGAGACATCGCCGTCTACCCGAAGTTCTTGGTGTCCTCTCCAGGTAAATGCTGGATTCAAGAGGGTGACCGGTGGGTCGAGCTGCCGCTACTGAGCCCGCAAGACGGCTACGTGATGGTAGATACCGACCCGAACGCGCAAACACTCACCGCAACAACAGATCCAGTGGACCCGCTGTTCATGCGGATCCTCCGTAACTCTCAACTCCTCGATGTCCTTCTACATGACCTGCTTTCCATCACCCTGCCGGTGTGGAGGCGTATGGAGGACCGATTCACCGAAGCATCCAAGATCCCGCCCCGCACGCCCGCGGCGGTCAAGGTGCGCCACTCCAACGCTGACGGGCGGGTCACCATGTTTGTTCCCCAACGCTATTCAAAGGGCTTCGCGTAGCAGTGTCAGGTGATTGGTCGGTCGATCTGACCGACTTCACAAGCCTGCAAGGAATCCTGGACCGGCTGCTCCGCGAGACGCAGACCACCCCAGACCTTGGCGACCCCATGGTGGCGTACCGCTACCTCAATGCGCGCCGCAAGGCCATGAGGGATGCCTACAAGCAGCGACCTTTGCTGCGGATATGGGACAAGCATCACCGCCCGATCGCCGACCTCGCGGGCGAAAAGTCGGTTGTTGTAGAGGAAGTCATGGCGGACTCAGGTACCGCCACGGTGGTCATCAGGCATTCGAACTGGCTGTCCAAGTTCCTTCTCTACGACCGCCGCGCTGAAGAAGACATCCAATTCACGCTAGATCCGAACCCAACTGATCGGTCATGGAAAACCCGGTGGGGCGGAAAGATCGTGAACGTCAACGCAGTGCGCGACAAAGACGGATTGCACACCGTTGAGCTCGAGATGATGCACAACCGGGAACACGCAAAACACATCCTCGGTGGCGCCAATCCTCTACTCCCGCCGGAAATCCAGTTCCCGAAGATGTTCTTCCTCCCGTGGAACATGCGCACAGCCGGTTCGATCATCATGTTCCTGAACCTGGCTCGCCAGTTCTTCCCGCTATTGAGTATTCCCACGAACATCTTCAATCCTGGTGCGTGGCTGGGGGTTCGGGACATCATCGGCGGCCTGAACCCGTTGGCGTGGCCCATTCAGGTGCAATTCGTCAACCCACTGTTCGATCAGTCTCGTACCACGATCCTGTCATCCCGCTGGCAAGACCTGCACACCGTTTTGGCTGCACCGATGCAGGACGCCGGCTGCATGCTGCGCGCCTACACCTGGCTAACCGAAGACGACACCTCGCCGCACCCAGAACTGGGGGCACTCGGGGATGCGCTGGCACGCCCCACCCGCAACTGCGTGGTCTTCGCATTCGAAGACAAGTCCGGGGTTACCGGACCCACGGGGACCTTGATTGACGGTCCTCTGCGTCTAATCGCAGAGACCGCAGACGATCTGATCACCAACGCCATCGTCCCGCCCGACATGTACGACGAAGACGGAGACGGCAAAACCGATCCTTTGATCAGGAAATGGTTGGGATTCGCCCCAGATAAGCCCAAGGTTGTTTTCCGCGAGGGTGAATACACCGGAATCATTGACGCTAAACGGTCCATGAAGGGCTCGACAGCAAAGACGGTGATGACCGGTTCCCGGTCACCAGCATGGCTGAATCAGCTCCAAACATTCGGCATCAAGTACGGGCTTTCCCAGTTATCAGCTGTCATTTCATACGGTCTGGGCGCTTACCAGCAGCCCGGAACTCCCGGTTTGGAGGAGCTGTACCAAGGACAGCTAGATAACACGCTGTTCGCATGGCAACGATTCACCGATCCGCGCCGCGTACTTCTCATGGGCGACCTGGGGTATCTCGAGCATTTCGAACAAGGCCAAGGGACCGCATACACGTCAGCGGGAATCCTGGATCTGCGCAACGGGCATTGGAAGACAAGGGCGTTCGTCAGCTTCAAGACAAGCATCCGAAACGGGATGCCCTGGATAGCCGATGAGCATTTCACCCTCGGTGACAGAGTCGCGTTCCAGCTGGGAAGCGTCCTGCACGTCGACCAAGTGTCGGCAATCCGCCGCTCCTACGACGCGGACTCGCCACTACTGGTTGAACTTTCACTCGGCCAGGACTTGGACGAAGAAGACCCAGTAGCCAAGTCGATGCGCACCCTCGCGGGCTTCTGGAACCTCGCCGGGACCTTCTTCGGTTCCGACTCAATGTTCTGAGTAAAGGAACGAAATTGGCTGCAGATAAGTACGTTCCGCGTGCCCTCCAAGTCTATGCGGAGAAACAGAAGGCCCAGGACGCGCAGAAAGCGGAGATGGAAAGCGCCTATCAGGACTTTCTGACGGACTGCCACTACCCGCAGGACAAAGACGGAAACCGCATGGACTCCGCGCATTTCGTGTGGCTTGTGGGTTACCACATGATCAGGTGCGGGTGGCGGCGCTCGGCGCAACCCCTCATCAAACCGCGGGCCGTCGAGGCGCCCGGGGTAGTCGAAGGCGCGATCGAATGGGTTCCTATCGACGCCCCCGACGACCCCTTAGAGGGCGTCGAAAACATGACGTTCGCGCAGATCAACGCCCTACCGGAGTGGCTGAAACGCAAAGCGATACAGCGACTCAACGGCAACCAAGACGCAGATGACGACCTACCCGAAATGGCCGAACCGGCATGGCGGGTGACTCCGAACATCGCCATCAAAGATGAGCGACCCATCGGAGATGACTTCGTGAAGGGAATCGAGAATGGCTGAACCGGGCGATACCCCCTACCTTGGGTCGATCCTTGCGCGCCTGCACTTCTGGGGTGTCGTCTCCGACATGGACGTACCTGGTGGTGTCACGGGCACATTCGAGCTCGCAGACCAAGACGGCGCAGTCACCATGGACGCCCTCGTAGGCCCTGCCGGCCCCGCTGGTGAGAACGCCCCCATCGTCAAGATGCAGTACCAGTCCAGCATCGACGACCCCGCCGATCTTCCCCAAAACCTCACCGACGATCCGATCGATATCGGAAAAGCCTGGTGGGTAGGCAACATCGTCTACCTGTGGGACGGCGAACACTACGTCCAGAAGCAGATGGGAACACAAGGCCCCCCGGGACCGCTGCCGAACATCACTCCCACGGTCCAACTACTGGACCCGGACAACCCGAGTTTGACCTCGGAGATCATCGTTTCGGGCACCTCCGCCAACCCGACATGGCTTCTGAAGCTCAAAGCACCGCGGGGTCCGCAAGGCGATAACGCCACCATCCGAGACGCCACCGACTATGACGACTCGGTCGCGCCCGCCGCGGGACAGGTCATTGCCTGGAACGGTGTCGACTACGCGCCCGCCGACTTCAACCCCTTGGCGACACGGTTCTACACCGTCCCCGAGTCTGCGTTCACCGACTTCACAGGTCTGGCCACACGGCAGACGATCGGCTCATTCATCATCCCGCCGATGCCATTCGACTACGTACCCGTGGTGCATGGGCATTTCAAGGCCAACGGCATCGAACTCGACGCCGACCCCTTCATCATCGGCTCCGAGGTGCGCATAGGTAACGCCACCAGCGGGCAGCTCATCGCCAAGGGCGCCGGCAACATGTCCTCCTGGTCCGCCCTGTTCCCGCACGCCTCATCCACAGGCTCCCCGAACACCGCTATCACCCCCGACAACGGGATCGGCATGATCCCGGCCTACAGCACCGGTACAACGTCAACGCTGTACGTGAACCTCGTCAACGAGGGCATGGCAGGCTTCTACTCCTTCAACAAAGCGGGTGCACAGCTCTCAATCCTCATCGTCCCCGTCTCTCCGTTGAAGCCTGAGGACGGCTCCTAGTGCCACGGTCTTTCGACCGAATCCCGCTGCCGTTCAACGACCCTAACCAGGGGCTCGAGTTCCATATCGGCACCGCTTTCCAGCAAGGGCTGGAAATGTGGAAGGCAATCATCGATGGAATCATCGAGTACGCCGAAAGCCTGATCAAGGAACTCATTCAGAAGCTCCTGGGCTTGGATGTTGACCCGGAGCAGGCGCTCGAGGATCTGTGGAATCTACTCACCGGCTGGGTAGATGACATCCCGATCATCGGCGACATCATCGAGATAATCAAGGACTTCCTGAACGGAAACCTGTTCGGGCGTGACGGATTCATTCTGTCGAACCTGATCCCGGCGTTGTCGTTCAGCTGGATCACCGATGAGCAGCCCAACCTGTTGGTGGCGGGTAACTTCCAGGACGGCGCCAGCATCGCCGACAACCCGTACTGGACGTGGGAGTCCGGTGTCACGCATAGCGCTGACAGTTCGGGCAGCGTGAAGGTCACCGCGAACGGTGTCACGAAAGCTTTGCGGTCCAACGAGATCCTTGCTAACCCTGGCCAAACCATGTCGCTGGAGATGTGGGTTAAGTGGTCCGGGTACACGGGTACTAATTCGCCGATCAAGTTGCAGATGGTCGAGTTCTCCGGTCGCGGGGATAGCGCTGTGCAGGTTGGTGTTGAGGACGTTGCGACGCTGAACCCGAACACGTCAACGGGGGATTGGCGTCAAATGGTCGGGAACTACTCGGTTCCCGACGGTGTGCATGCGGTGCGTGTGCGCATCCTGGTCGGCAAGGATGCCACCTCGGGTGTCTTCAACTTTGATGACGGTGTCGGTAAGAAGACCAACAAGATTCAGCAGGGCTGGATCGACGGGTTGTCGAACACGTTCCAGGAAGTGCTGTCGCGGTGGCAGTTGATCATTGACACCGTAGTCAACGGGATCACGGGCTCTAACAACGCGTTCCACACTCTGGAAGATCTGTTCGAGGCTGTCACCCATATCCCGTTGTTCAAGATCCTCGGATTCGGTGGCCCTGGGGATGCGAACACAACGTTCGAGGAGTTCCTTTCTCATCTTCTCGGGGGAATGCAGGGCTCAACCGACCCAAATTCTAATGGTGGGTTCGCGGACCTGTTCAACGTCGCCAAGCTTTTGCAGACGGCGGCGGCGATGGGGGAGAGCGCCTTCCAGATCCTCTCTCGCCGCGACAACACCCCCGTCAACACGGGTCTATTGCCGTCGGGGCGGTCGAACTACGGCCTGACCAGCGTCAACACGACTCTTTCCGCTACTCAGAGTGCGTCGCTGATCGCGACAATGCGGGTGGAGCAAGACATCGCCCTGGGGGTGGTGTCGTGGCTTGGCTGCGGGACCAGCGGCATCACAGCGTTCTACGTCAACATCTGGAGACTCGACGGGGTTTCCGGTGACTGGGCTTTGGTGCATCACTCGCCGAATATTCTGTCCGAGTTGACCGCCGGTACTACACCGAACTGGACGTTCTACCAGCTCGACACCCCAGTTGATCAGAAGGCGGGGGAAACCTACGCCTACGAACTCGTCCCCGTCGGCGGAACCCACAGTGTCCGCGGCATCTCGACGACGGACGATATTCCTGATCACCCGTTCGCGCAGGTTGTTGGCTTGGCCGCGACACGGGACAACTCGTCGTCACCGAACACACCCCCCTCGACCATTGCCAAATCCAGTGTTGTCCGGTCCGGGAACATCCCGTGGATTGAAACAGCCATCGACACCGGAAACGGTGTGGGCTACTACGACCCCATCTCCGTCTACGTGGTGGATTCAGGCACGATCCCGATCCCGTCGTGGGCGAATTTCGTTGATGTCACCGCTGTTGGTGGGGCCGGTGGAGCGCAACAAGGCTTGACCCTCGGCTTCCATGGTGAATCCGGTTCGCCTGGTCTCTATAAATCCACGACGTGGCAGCGGGGAGTGCATTTCGCTGACGACGCGGTGCTGACGTTCACCAAAGGTGTTGGCGGGCTCGGCGGGCAAGGCGATGGCGCCGACGGCACCGCGAGTATCTGGTCCATCCCCGACTACAGCATCACCGCCGAGCCCGGGGTGGGTGGTACCGAACTACAGCTTGGCGCCAACCCGATCGGTCGAGGACCTGGGAATTTCGAGTACAAGGGCGAGAACCATGTCGGTGGCGCGGACCAAAAGGTCCCAGGCCGCGACGGCGTATCCCCGGGCGGTGGCGGTAACGGCGGCAACGGGCTGACGTTCCAGTTCGGCGGTAACGGCGCCGACGGCGCCGGCTGGGTGCGGTTCCGGCAGAACCCGCTTGACGGGGAGTCGGTCATCGGCGGCCCCGGACAAGTCTTGGTTCCTAGCATCGAATCCACTGCCTCGCTGGGCACACCCACTGTCTCGGGTGGGTTGTCGCTGCTTCCGCTGGAGGATCAGGCCGCTATCGACGCGATCGTGGCCGCGAACATGACCGCACCAGGCGGGGTGTTGGCCATCCAGTCCCCAGATGGGTACTACACGAAGGCTTACGGCAAGGTCTCCACCGCCGCGGGGGCACGGAACGTGATCCTAGAGGACCACTTCCGTATCGGCTCCTGCACCAAGTCATTCACGGCCACCATGATCTTGCAGGCGGTTGATCGTGGCTTGTTGTCGTTGGATGACCCGCTGGAGAAGTTCCTTCCCGGCGTCCCGGGCGGCACCAAGATAACGGTCCGGCACATGATGTGTCTGCGGTCGGGTCTGTTCAACGAACAAACCGACCTCGGCATGATGATGCGCTACTTCCTGATGCCGACCTCTGACTGGACGGACGAAGAAACACTCGCGATCGTCAAACAGCACGAACCGTCCTTTGAACCGGGCCAAGGTTGGGCGTACGTCAACTCGAACTACTTCCTGCTGGGGATGATTGTTTCGATCGTCAATGGCCGACCCACACGTGATGTGCTACAGACGGACATTCTGGATCCGTTGGGTTTGACGCAAACCAGTTGGCCTACCACCGCGAAGATGCCCGAGCCGTATGCGAATGGGCATGCCTGGGCCACCGGTATTTTCGGTGGTGGAGCCTGGCAGGACGCCACTGAAACCGGGCCGGGATATGCGAGCGCTGCCGGTGTCATGATTTCCACCGCCCACGATCTGCTGCTGTGGGCCAAGGAATTACGTGACGGAACTCTACTGAGCCCTGAACTGCATGAGCTGAGAACTAAATGCTACTGGCCCGTGCCATGGGGCAATGATGATCAGCTGACCTATTTCGGGTACGGGCACGGCATGTTCGAGCTCGGACAGTGGCGCGGCCACGGTGGGTCGTGGCGCGGCTACGAAGTCTCGGTCTACTACCTGCCGAACGGCACGTTGTTCGCGATGTGTGAGAACGCCCAGACCCCGACCGTTGAGGTTGAGGTGTCGATGATGTTCAAAATCGGCAAGTACCTGTACCCGGATTCTCTGACCGTCCCTGATTATCAGGCGAATCGAGTGTTCGGTATCCCGTCGAAAGCTTCGGTCGGTAAACCGATCGTCGGAAGTATCGATGTCAAGTTCGACAACAAGAGCACCGTGGGCACAAGCCAGGCGACGATCCCGGAATTCACGCTGGACCCCGAAGCGAACATTGTGTTCGCCTATATGGCAACGCAATCCGGCATAGACATGTCCGGGGTGACGGCGAAAATCGGTGGCGTCACCATGAACAAACTGCCGGTTATCTCCAATGGATCTAACCGGCTGGTGGTGTGGTGGCTACTCGATCCCCCCACTGGGGCAAGGTCGATCAACCTGATCGGCACACCATATGGGTCGAACTACGCAACCGGTGCGGCATCCTACAAACTCGCCGCACCTGCAGGGATTGAAACACCCGTAATCACTCAGGGCTACAGCGCATCCCCATCAGTCAGTGCCTCCACCAATAGCCACGGCAGGATCGTCAACGCCTTCCTGTACGGGGGTCAGACCAGCGCCTACAACCAAACCGAGCGTGGACATTTGGATGCCGTCGCGTTCGGTGCGGGACTGATATTCGGTGATGCACCAGGGGGTTCGGTGACGTTCACCCAAACCCTCACAGCTGCCGCCCCATGGATCGGTATCGCGATCCCCATCGTCTCCAACGCGGAATAGGGAGAACCTTATGGTCAACGCTTTGTTCGATCACGCCCGAGAAGCATTCCTTAAGGGCGACCTCGATTGGGAAGTACACAACTTCAAAGTCTGCGGGGTGGACGCCACCTACACCCCTAATATCGCAACCCACCAGTACCTTTCGGACCTCACGGGGATTGTGTGCACATCCTCCAACCTGTCCAGCAAGTCGTGGACTGCTGGTGTAGCTGATGCCGCTGATGTGGTGTTCCCGACCGTCACTGGTGCAACGATCGTGCGCTGGATCATCTACCAAGACACCGGCACCACGGGGACATCGCAGCTTGTCGCGTTATACGACACAGCATCCGGGTTGCCAGTGATTCCCGATGGTACGAACATTTCGGTGACCTGGGACAACGGGGCTAGTCGGATCTTCCGCATCTAGCTATGGCTGGTGTAACCGGCTGGTGGGCTGAAACATTCAGCGAACCGGCCCCTAAAGTGCTCGCCCTAGCCGGGGGAGTTCCTGCGGTTGCGGTGACGCACGACGTGTACGCGTTCCCGTCCGGCGCAACCTTGACCCTGACGGGGTCTGAGCCACCCGTCATTGGCCCACCCCTGCGTCCCGGGTCGCCCGAACTCACCCTTCCGGGCGGGGTTCCAGGCATTTTAGTAGGCAATGTCCTAGCGCCAGAAGACGGCGAGATGGCATTGGCTGGCGATGTCCCCACGATCGTTCAGTCCAACAACAACCTTGTATTCCCCACGGCTGCTGCGGGTTCGCTCACCGGGGGAACGCCGACGATCATCACCGGCCCAATCCTGACCCCAACAGCCGCCACACCGTCGCTTACCGGCGGAACTCCCGCATTGGCGCATCGTTTGGTGCCCACCGCTGCCACACCGACACTCGCTGGTGTTCGCCCGCTGATCAACGTGACCTACCCGCCACCCACGGTGCAGCTCACCCTCACGGGCGGTACTCCGCGGATTGCCATCACCGTCACTCCGACTGGCGCAGCCCCAACCGTTACGGGCGGTACACCGTCCATAGCCCTGTCGGTGGCTCCCACGGCCTCGTTGACCGTTACCGGTGGGACACCGCGAATAGTGCAGACCCTGGCCCCGCCAGCAGCTGCACCGACGCTTACCGGTGGGTCTCCGTTGATTGCCGCGAAGGTGGCGCCCACAGGTGCGACTCCATCCTTGACGGGCGGCACACCGGTAGTCACCACCATCCACACGGTTTCTTTCGTTGCCGCCAACGGGAATGCGAGCAGTTCTGTCACCATCCCCACTCATCAGGTTGGCGATCTGATCGTCCTGTTCGCCTACAACCCGTTCTCAACGTCTGCGCCCACGAAACCGTCGGCGGGCGGCACGGTCCCGGACTACACCTATATCGACAACGCCAACAGTGGCAGCGGATCAGGCTGCACCACCGCATATTTCAAGGCGACAGCAACCAACACGACCTCGGGGACTTGGGGCAGTGCGTCTCACATGATCGCGGTCGTTGTGCGTGACCAGAACACAAGCTCACCGATCGGCGGTCACGGCCAAGCTGCGGGAACGAGCGCGTCGTCAACCGCGCCGTCGGTGACATTGACCCACACCGACGGGTCATCGGTACTGCTGCATTTCCACGGCCACTCCAGCTTGGGGGCGAGTGGATGGGACTCGGCGCCAGCCGGTTATACCCGCCAAGCCTCGTCCGGTGCGGCGTTCGGTTCAGCGACCGCCCTCAACACCAAGAACATCACCACCACTGATGGATCTGTAGCCCAGACGGGCGGCCAGTCCGGCCAAAGCTACGCGGCAGCCACTGTCGAAATCATCAACTAACGAAAGGGCACTACCTTGACCGCAGGCACATGGACGTTCCCCAATGGGGCACGCACCAATCTACTTAACGGAACGTTCGACATCGACTCCGACACCTGGCGGGTCGCCCTCGTCACTTCGTCCTCCAACATTGGTTCCTCCACCACGACGTGGGCTGGTGTCACCAATGAGGTTGCGCAGGCGAACGGCTACACCACAGGCGGTGTCGCTGTGACCCTTACCCTTTCGGGCACCACGAGCGTCACGGCGTCGTTCTCCACTAACCCAACCTGGACCGCTTCGGGTGGCAGCATCACCGCCAGGTGGGCTGTGCTTTACGAGCTTGGCGGCAACGTGCTGTGCTACGTGCTCCTGGACAACACCCCCGCCGATGTGACCACCACCAACGGCAACAGTTTAACGATTGACAGCGACGGGGCACCAGCTCCCGTCTTCACCTTGTCGTAGCACTCTCACCTCCTTGTGGGCCTCGCTAGTGCGGGGTCTTTTTTAATGCCCGAAAGAGGTCGCATGTTCTCTCAACTGCTGCGGTACCCCGCCTTCTACGCCGTTATCGGGTTGGCGGGGTTCGGGTTCGGAGTGTGGTTCCGGCGCTCCCGCTGGGCGGGTAGGCCAGGGCTTGATCCCCGGATTGGAGGCATCTAGTGATTTGGTTGCGCCGCAAGATCAATGAGTGGCTGTCCGCTATCTGGTGGTCGTACTGATGCCGCGGGTCGTGTATGGAAATTCGTTCTCAAGTAACGGCTGGCCCATGGTCAACGGTGACGAGTGCACCTGGGTCACCGTGCCGGGTGCGTCGGTGAGTCTGCAGATTCAGAACGGGCAGCCGTTGGCGATTCTGCGGGCGTTCGCAGCGGATTTCAACGCCTATGTTGAGCCGCTGCGTGACCCAGACTCGGCGTGCTGGACGCCCACCAACTCGGTGTCCACGTCGAACCACCTGTCAGGTACGGCGATGGATCTGAACTGGGAAAGCCATCCCTTCCAGGTCGCCAACGCCGGGTTTAGTGCCGCGCAGATCGCCACCATAAAGGAAATCCAGGCGTTCTACGAGGGCACCGTCTTCTGGGGCAATGACTGGTCAAACCCCAAAGACGCGATGCACTTTCAGCTGGCGGGCCTCGCCAATGGCGGTGAGATTAACACCTACCAGAATCCACACACCGCAGACTTCATCGCCCGCAAGATCCGCTCCGACGGATTCTCCACCTTCCGGCGGGGCAGTCGGCCAGTAGGTGCCGCGCCCATCCTCGCCGCCACTACCGGCCTGTCCGAGGCGCGTGCAGCCGAAATCCTGCCCGCGGTGTCCGATGGGCTCAAGGCCAGCCAGTGCACGAACGTCAATCGGATAGCGATGTGGCTGGCGCAGGTCGGCCACGAGTCAGCCGGTTTCAATGCCACCGAAGAGTACGCCTCCGGTGCCGCCTATGAAGGGCGCGCGGATCTGGGTAACACCCAGCCTGGGGATGGGGTGCGGTTCAAGGGCCGCAGTTGGATCCAGATCACGGGAAGAAGCAACTACGGGCTGTTCTCCCAGTGGGCGTTTAAGCAGCGGTTGGTCTCGACGCCAACCTACTTTGTCGACCACTCCACCGAGCTTGCCGATTTGAAGTGGGCCGGTGTTGGTGCGGCTTGGTACTGGACGGTGGCCCGCTCGGACATCAACGCCCTGTCTGACCGGCAGGACTTGGAGACCGTCACGCGCCGAATCAACGGCGGCACCAACGGATTGGCCGATCGCCGCGACCGATACAACCGCGCCCTACTGCAGGGCGACGCGCTGCTGCAACTTCTCAATCAGGAGGAAGACGACATGTTTACCGACGACGACCGCAACCTTCTGCGGCAGGTAGCCGGAGTGCGGCGCCCGTCGCTATCTCCGCTGCGTCACCTCGATGAGGGCGATGTCAACACGTGCGCCGGGTTCGCGTGGACAGGGGACGGACTAACCCACCCGCAGTTCGTGGCAATGGCCGCCAAGTACGGGCACATGGACAGCATCCGCCTCTTGGGCGAGGTGGCTGGAGCCGACCCCGTGAAGTACCCAGACCGGCAGGAGGACGCAGCCCTAGCCAAGGCGATCCTCGCCGATGTCAACGCCGCCAACCCCGCCGCCCTTCAGCGGTTCGTCGCTCAGAACGGAGCCTAGAAATGAAGTACACCCCTAACACGATCTTCCGCGCTGTAACCGCATTCGTGGTCGCATTCGGTGGCGCCGCCGCGACAGCCGCACAGGGCGGCGATTTAGCCGCCATGGATATCGGTGGCTGGCTGACCGCCATCGGCTCGGGACTCACCGCCGCAGGCGCGCTGTTTGTGCGCCCCTCAAAGGGCGGCGACCCCGTGGAGGCTGTAACCACAAGCCTGTCCGACGCGCTCGTTAAAGCTGATGAGGCCCGCAACCACATCGGATCTGTTATCGACGAAGCGCAGGGCAGGGTCAGCGATTTCGTCAGGACCACCACCGCGGCCATTGGGCAGGTTCAGCAGACGATCGGCGGTGTAGGCGCGGCTGGTGTAGCCGAGACGCTCGGACTGTCCGGCGACGCTGAAGCCATCATCAATGGGGTTATCCGGCGAGCTCAGAAGTGATCCTCACCCTCGGTTCCCATGGGGAGGTAGTGGCGAGGTGGCAGCGGGTCATGTTGGCCCGCTACGCCTCCTACGCGAAAGCTGCTGATGGGGGACCACTGAAGGTCGACTCGTATTTCGGGTACGACGACCAAGCTGTCCAGAAGGAATACCAGCGCCGTACCGGACAGGTCCAGACCGGGGTTGTGTCGAGTGATGACCTAATCAGGCTCGGCGTCACCCCAGTCCTATTCACGGTTCAGGGCACGGGTGTTGACATGTGGACCGGCTACCCAGCCGACACCGCCAGGGCGTGTCTGGATCTGTGTCATTGGCAGCCGATCGGAAACTACCCGGCTGACCCGTTCCCCATGTGGCGGTCCGTGCTGCAGGGTATCGCCGAATTACGTCTGCAGTTGCGCGATTACAACAACCGATACCCCGGATACCGGATCTGGCTGGCTGGGTACAGCCAGGGGGCGATCGTCACGTCATGGGTGTACAAACACGACATCGTTGACCCGAGCGGCATCCTGCACGATCTGCTGCCCCAGGTGAAAAGGGGTGTCACATGGGGAAACCCCATGCGAGAGCTTCACAAGGCGAACGGAAACGTTCGAGCCGGCTGGGTAGTGCCGGATGGGCAGGGCATTCTGTACGACCGGCTACAGGGCACCCCCGACTACTGGCTGGACTTCGCCCACGGAGCCAACAGTGAATGGGGCCGAGATCTATACACCGATACCGAAGTTGGGCCACGCGGCGACAATGAATCCGCTATCTGCGACATCATCATGCAGCAGACCTTATGGAGCGGGCCCATCTCTCTCGCTAAGCGATTCGCGCATCTCCTAACTGATCCGATAGACGGCATCCCGGCGGTATTCGAGTCGATTTACGACGCTGGCATGTTCTTTGGTGGCGGCACAGCGCCGCACGTTAACTATGACCCGCAACCGGCGATCGATTATCTACGCGCCGCATAGCCGCACAACTGAATAGAGCCCTCGAAGCGCCCCATGAAAGGCGGTTCACATGTCCCTATCCGAACGGTTGGCTCAGCGTCGGCAAGGCACTGTCGCTAGAGCAAGTCGCGGCTGTGTCACCTGCCGGTGGTTGGCGACACTGACCCACGACGAGAAGCAGGCCGTCGAAAGTTGGCTCAGTGATGGCGATTTGTCGATGACGCCGCTCTGGGAAGACTGTGTGTCCGAAGGGCTAACAGCCAGCCTGTCGGCCTTCCGTGAGCACGTTAGGCGTTGTGGTGGCGCTCGATAAACGACTATCGGCTCGACGCGATTCCGTGGGCGATGGGTCGGCGCCAGAGCATGCGAGGATGCGCGCGGAGTGGGACGGCACCGCTGGATTCATTCAGACCGGCAAGGTCTCAGATGACTTCGACGAGCAGGACTTCGACTGCATCCTAAACGAGTTCGCCGATGAATTGCACTACGACCCAGCCAAGGTTGAGATTGCAGGCAACCCTCAGGTCGTCGTGTGGGAGACGGGCTTCCGCAATAAAGAGGGGGAGTGGGAGAAGCACAAGCACCACTCCTGGCGCTATCACCTCGCCGTCCGGCGCTGGGCTGTCGACCTACCCGCCTTGTATGCGGAGGTCCGCAGAACCAAGCCGGTGCAGCCGAAGAAGCCCACGGGCGAGTCAACGGTTGTGGTGTGCTGGGCAGACATTCAGACCGGGAAGGTCGATCATCTCGGCGGTGTCAAAGAGTTACTGCTGCGCCTTCAGGAAAAGCGGGAAAACCTGAATGCCTACCTGAAACGTTCAAGGTTTGATCGCATCATCATCGCGGACGTGGGTGACATTGTGGAGGGCTTCGACAATGTAACAGCCCAAACCCGCACCAACGGACTATCTCTCATGGATCAGGTCGAGGTTGCCGCCACGGAGTTCTGGAAGACCATCACCCTGTGCGCCAAGCATGCCCCTGTGGATGTGCTGTCCATCCCGTCCAATCACGGGCAGTGGCGGCGGGGTAAGGATCTGATCGGGAAGCCCACCGATGACTGGGGATTGGCCATCTCCAAACGTCTTGAATGGCACAACAACCCCGACAACCAAGGCCCGAACCTCCCGGTGGAGTTCCACCGGCCGCCCGAGTGGTGCGAGACGCTGCAGTTCGATGTACGCGGCACCAGGTTAGGACTGGCGCACGGCCACCAAGCCTCCGGTGCTGACCGGGTTAAGACGTGGTGGGAGAAGATGACCCACGGCGGCGTTATGGACTGCCACGTCCTGCTGACTGGACATTTCCACTACGCCAGCCTCCGGCCACATGGGCGGGATCAAGTCACAGGTAAGGCGCGCTGGCACATCCAAGCCTCAACCCTGGACAACGGTTCAGCGTGGGTGATGAACAAGATGGGCGAAGACGGAGATCCGGCATTGACGGTGTTCCAGATCAACAACGACGGCTTCGACGTACAGAGCTTTGCACTCCTTTGATACCCACTGATACTTGGGAGCCGCGATGAGTGAACACCCCGACGAACTCATGCAGAAGTACGTCGAAGCGATGGATCAAGAACCCGGCTGGCATCCATCTGATTGGGCGTGGATCACTATGGCTGCTGGGATCGTCGCCTACGAGATAGCTTGCCCACCGGGGGAGCTGCTATCGGACGCCACTACCCGATACGGGCAGTCCCACATGTTCCTCAGCTCCGCCGTGATCGGGGTAGTGGCCGTGCATCTGCTGCGCACCACCGGACTGCTGCGGTTCATCCCTGAACAGCTTGACCTAATCCATTTGTTGGCTTCACTGAAATGAGAGGACACCGCTATGTGCAGAGTTGAGACTTGGAAGTGTGGCCTGCCGACTGGTACTCCGCGGTGAATGTGGCTGAGGTAGTCGGCTTGATCGCTGGCTCATCGCTCCTGTCCTCGCTTGGTGTCGCGCTCCTTTCCCGCAAGAGCAACACCTTCTCCAAGTTCACCGAAGCCTATGAAGCCCTCGCTGATCGGGTGACCAAGCTTGAGGAGAAGCTGGAAACCGTAGAGGGTGCGCTCGAGGTTGAGCGTGACCAGCACTCGAAGGCCCGCGATCTACTGCGGATTGCGCTGCGCTACATCCGCGATGTTCTTTCCTGGGGGGTGGGAGACCGCGCCCATCCGCTACCTGAACCGCCCCCGGAGCTCTTTCGGCACCTCGAGCAGCAAGACTCCTAGACCCCGCCGTTAGCGCTTACCGCCAATAGAATTGGGGTATGGAGCTGACCGAGGGCAACATGCCGGACCCGCCCGAAGGGTGTGAGTGGGCGGTATCTACCATCCGGAACCCCGCAAGTATCTGCGTGAAGCTAAGGATGTCCAACGGCAACACTTGCGAGGGCACATACACCGTGCCCACACTGAACGACGAGGACTATAACCACAGAGTAGCCGCCTGGATGGCGGCCGAAATCCTGGAGTATCTACCCGGGACACTGCCCTACGTAGGCAGTGGAAGACCTAAGCCCACACCTCCGCTGTCGGTCACCGGTACGACATAGAAGTCACCGAACGTTTCACAGCCGCCCCCGGCTCCCGTGCTTCCCCCAGCATGGTTGAGCCGGGGGCTTTTTTGCGTTCTAGCCCGGTTGGTGCCAGCCCTGGACCTCGAGCGCGTCGTACGACACCGCGGACTGCCGATCTGGGTGGCCGGGGATGTAGACGGCGAGCTCGGAGTAGATGTTCGGTTCGTCGTCGGCGATCACGACATCTTTAATGTCCTCGGGTAGGTCGTACTCGAGGGGGAGTTCTCCAACGATGCGGGCAGGCAGGCCACGCAATCCCTTGGCATCGTATGGGATTGGCTGGTAGTCACTCAT